AAAATTTCTCTCGAAAATTTTGTTTTGGGGCTTGACTTTTAATAGTTAGTCTTTCCGTGATATAATTTGTCGCTGCTTCCAGCAACATTAGTTTTTTGTAGCTTGCGCTATTCGAGATAACAGTTCCATCGTATTTTTTGAGGGCAAAATACCCACTTGAGCGTCTGCCGGTAATGAAACATTCCTCGCCGTTGTATCGGACCTTGTCCCAAAGACGGAAACCTTTCACCAGGTACGGAGCCTGATTCTTCTTGCGGATGCCGCCTTTGAGGATTTTCGCCTTATGAATTTGCCGGTTGTGATGACGCAATGCCCGCGTATAGAGCATCGTGTCGCACGGTTTTGCATTTGGAGCCTTGGCAATACAGCGGGCATCGTTCACATGGCTTTTGGGAATTTTGTTCTTCTCCCGCAACAGCTTGGTGATGTACCCGTAGGTCTGTTTGACAGGAATGTTCAGTTCATCCTTCAGTCGTGCGAGCAGCGTGTTGCGCATGATGCCCATGAAGGCGGCGTCGCGCAGCGGCTTGCCGCGCTTTTTGCCTTTGTCCAATGTGATTTTTCCCTCGTGGAGTGCCTTGTGGCATGCCACGCATAAGGTAATCAGGTTGTTAGGAGCATTACCTCCAACATGACGGCTTTCAATGTGATGGACGTGCAGCCGAATTGGCTTCTTTTCTGTCGGGTGGGCACCGCAGCATTGGCATGTATAGTTGTCACGTTTCAGAACGTACTGGCGAACATTGTATTCGTCGTACATCTCGCCAAGCTGATAGTCTGTCCCTACAGGCAGAGGCTTTCCTTTAAGCATCGCTTTCAGGCGTTGTGTGTCAAATTCTGCGGTTTCCACTCTTACAAGAGTGATAGGCAAAATTCGGCAGATACGCTTAATAACAGTAATATGCTCTTGAATCTTTACTTCTACTGAAGGAGCGAGCCACCCTTTATGCTTGCTGTGAACGCGGTTATCAAATCTTGGCGCACGGTAACGAGTCTTGCGATTGCGCCTTGAACGACGGTTCTGTCTGCGCGTAGATAGCAATTCTACTACATCGTTGCGAGGAGTAAACTCTTCGCGGTAGAGTTCGCGCTTTTCTGTAGATGCAGACAAGCCGACATGCTTGCTGCCAGCATCAATACCAAGAGCGACGGGTTGTTTGTATCCTGCACTGCCGTACAGGAGCTTAATAGTAAACGGTGTACGTTTTACAACGCATGCTTTTTGCTGTTTTAACAACAGACGAGCCTTTCCTGGTGAACACGGCATCAAAGGCTCGCCGTGCTTGTTGAGTACATACACATATTGCATGGATGCCATGCTCCTTTCGATAAATTGGCAGCTAAAAAGAAACTGCTCTCTCCTACGAAGAGGGTAAAAATCCTTCCCCAAGGTTATAAACGGCTTGATACAGCCACACCTGTCGGCTTTGCCTCAGCTTTACGTGATGTGTTGTTGTCTTAGAGCACACAGCTAGGATTTACACCATGCGGTAACTGTCTATTCGCTTATAACGGGGCACAACCTAATGTGCAAAGGGTAGTCAACATATCCTTGCGGACACTTCTAAAGCACGGACTTGCCGGAGCAAGCCCGCGACTTTAGTCGTGGGTTATTGACGTGTGTATCTCCGCTCTGGACGAATTTATTTGCCTTAATTATACCACATTGCGGGTGCTTTTTCCATATAGGAAAGGCAAAGGGCAAACTGCAAATGAGTTGAGGGATTTGGTCCATCTCATTCCCAAAAAGTTGGAAGTACGGACACTTTTGGGAATTGAGTTACAGAAAATACGGACAAAAACTGCATCTCCTCCGAAAATTGCGTAGCTGCCGGAACTCAGGGGCGCGGGGAAGGTCAAAGCGTAGCTGCTAGGGCGTAGCCGCGTACAAAATGAGCCTGCTTTTGAGAAAAACCTTGCAAAAAAGTGCGATTTGTGGTATAATACATTATAGAAGGCAGGAGGTATAGACTCGACGGTGTCATCGATGATGACCTTGTAAGCCGGTGCGGAGTAAACACCAAAACCTTCGACCCGTCAATGACGGTTGCGGCACTTGAATGTGCTGCGCTGCAGAGATGCAGCTTCCTTCTTTCTATCAAAGTGAGAACCCCTTGTACCAGTCATTCGGTGCGAGGGGATTTCTTTTTGCTTTTTTTGCTTGCGTGTTTGTGCGAATTGCATAGAATAAGAATTGTACAAGCGGAAATGGGTCTGGCGGGTTCTCGAACCTCTTTCTCTTTCCCGCCGAACAGAAAACCTTCCTTTCTAAGTGCGATTTTTTGCATATGCCATCATGTCTGCCCGCTTGTACATCCTATCCTGCCGGTCACCGCCTTTGGCTGGCAGTTTTTATACCGTGGCTGCGTGTTCGTGGTCACGGTTTTTCTTTTGAGCAATTTCTCAGGCTTTGCCGCTTTTAGGACAACAGCCTTCACAAACGAGCGGCGGGTTGCGGGGGACTGCACCCCGGATAATAGCGTTCAGAACGAAAATGGCACTGAAATCGGAGAAGCACACTATTGGGGTGGTATCATGTCAACAATTCTGGAAAAGGCATTAACCTTTGTTATGTCGAAGACTTCCGCTACAATGAGGAGTTTCTTGCAAAGTACGCTCCCTCGAAGGAAGCGGTCTTAGAGGCTGTAGAGTCCATTAGAAATACGGAAACACCTTGATTTTCTGCGATGTCTAATGGCCCCCGAAGAAATTCGACAAAAAGTTTGCCACGCTGACCGAGGAAAAGCTTCAGGCACAACTGCGCGAGTTCATCGTCAATGCGACGGGAGACCCGAAATATGCAGAATGCAACCTCGAATACTGCGAGGAATACATCAAATGCGATACGCTGCCCGAATAAGGCAGAGAGGAGAAAAATCATGAACAATACAATCGTTTCTCCTGCCGAATATTTCGAACAGGTAAAAAGCCGAAAGCGGACAATGACGGCTGACGGACTTTCTCAGCTATATGAGAACTGCCTTGCTCTTCTCGAAGAGTATCAGCGTTCCGGACAAATTGCTGCGCAGAAAAAGCTGCTTTTCCACATCGACAATATAACACGAGAAAAGAAGCTGCTTGACCTCGGCATTGATACCTTTGTCTACAAAAGTGATGTGGACGATTTTATCCACATGGTAGACAACAAGGTCGTCAAAATTGTGGAGCTGGAGAATTATCAGCGGCGGATTCCGGAAGAAATCATTCGGAAAATCGAGTGCTGCAAGGGCATTTTCGATAAGATGTATGTAGTCTTCACGGATTACACAAAACGAGAAGAGCGAAGAGTCGAGGCCATCAAAAGAGAAAAAGACCCCATTCTTTTTGGGACTTTCCAAGATACCGCAACAAGAACCGTGGTAGAACGCTTTTATTTCATCGGTGATTGGACGGATGAATATTGCGATTTAACATTGGATAAGATGGTTGCCGTTGTCAAAGAAAAGGCCGACAGGGACATCGTAAAGAAGTTCTCTACGCCAGAAAACATCCGCGAGCTGAGCGACCAGCTTAATAATCTAGATGAATCCATGAACGGGTTGTACCGCCAGCGCGAAAAGGCTCCTGCACCCAAGAAAGGATTCTTCGACAGAGTACGCACAGCGTTTCGTTCTCTGAAAGGAGAATGAAATGGCAAAAGTGGATTTGACCGAGGATGAAGTCTATTCGCGACTTCGCTCTGTTTCTAATTCAAAAGAAAACGGCATTTACGATGCTTTACGTTCCGCCGATATTCCTTGGGACTTTTCTTCTCCTCTTACTTTGCTTCGTGTCGTTCGCACTGAAGCAGAATTGACACCACTGGTTTTTACTGGTGATGCAGAGACCGTCAACTTCATGAAAGAGGTTACGGAAGTAGAAGAAGGGAAGAGATGTGATTGCTGCGGTCAACTTATCACAACGCCCTTATGGGATATGCCCTATGGTTCGTTGTGTGATGAATGCAGCAAGCGCCTTACAGAACAGGTTTACGGCAAGTACAAAACGCCTTGGCAAAAAGTAGAACAGGAGATAGAAGAGCGTTCCACTCCTTGGTGGTTTGACCTTTGATGTCGAAAAGGAAATAAATGATTAAATCAGAAAATAAGCCCCAAAGCGCGAGGAAAATATGCAACCGATAATCAAAACTAACGCCTGGTATACGCTGGTGACAGCCAAAAACGAGGTCATCAACGCATCGTGGTGCAAGCAGCAGCTTGCCAGGATTCTGAAGAAAAGTAGCGATGCAATCATTCTGTTTGATGTTACCGGCAGCTATGCAACGCTTGTTTTAGACCACGACAGGCTCATCCCCGGACAAGTGCCGATGGCGGTCAAGCAATATAAATCTACTCCGAAAGGTTTTGCCCTTGCGCATACCGTTAAGGTCGATGTCGAGAATGCGCAGGAACCCCGGCTTCTGGTTTTCGATGTTAGCCGCGTGATGGCGGTCTCGTGGAAGAAGGGCATTGCCGCTATTACGAAAATTCTGAAAGTCTGGATGATGTGCTGCGAACCGCAAGCAGAACCAATCTGGCTGTTCCTGAACATCGACCCGTATGGTTTCGAGTTGTCGGACAGTGAGAGCTGGGAATGCCTAGAGCGCATTGTAAAGGACAAGGAATTCAAGGTAAAACCTGTCTTCCTCACTAAGGGTAAGACTGAACGAGAAATCAATGAACGCCTGCACATCAAGGCGTAACGGCGGAAAAATCCGCTAACTGTCTTTTCAAAGCGGCCTCCACGGGGCGGACAGTGGGCAACAGCTTTTGCTGGCGAACAGCTTTCAAATAAAAAATCAATATATCATAAATTACGGAGGAAATACTATGACTAACGAGCAGCTGAGAATCGCATTGGTTGCAAACGCCGTTACCCGTTCGAACCGTATCGGTTTCGACTTTCAGGACCCGGCAGGCAAGACTCTTGACGAGTACACGAAAGAAGCCATGATGCAGTGTGTCCGGGTCGCGCAGAAGATGCGTCAGCCGGGCCTTGATAAGGAGTTGGCTGGACAGGTTTTCCCCATTTACACCATCGGGAACTGGGCGCGGGAGAAGGTCGTCTATGACTTCGACAAGGATTTTCAGGAACTGCTGATGGATACGGACGATATCGTCATCCACCACGAGATTCTCGAACGCCTCGCATTCAAGGACTTCTATCTGCCGCTGTATGACAGCAAGGATTACTGCGGCATGTTCGTGCATATCGAGTTCGAGCCAAAGACCAAGGATACCTTTATCGGCATCGTGTTGGTCGGTGGCGTTGCGAATGAGAAGGAGAACTATGCGTTCCTGTCTCTGCCCGCCTGGATTAAGGAGGGGCAGACGCTGACGGAAGCGACTCGAAGCACGAAACAGTATATTGAGAAAGCTGCGAATCAGCGCTCTACCACCGATGTCGCGGTCCCCGATACGATGGAGGAGATTCCTCCCGTCTACAACGAGGGCACGCCGTATGTCCGCCTTGCGATGCTCTGCGCCTACTACCTCGCGAGCAAGGGCTCTGATGTACACCTCTATCCTATCAAGAAAGAGGACCGTCAGCCGTTTATGTTCAAGGGCAAGGCACAGAGGGTCAATGTCAAGGTCTTTACGGTAGGAGACCATGTGGCAGAGAAGTACAAGAATGAGGGGGACGGGAAAGCACCGCGCTGGCGTCACTACTGGGGCGGGAACGGCCGCGAACGCCGTGAGTGCAAGTTTTCGTTCTGAACAAACAACAGGTGACTGCAATGGATATTGTCAATGTCTGTACGGCGGGACTGATGCTGTCGTCAGCTGCGCTGTTTGCTGGAAACGCTGTGTACGATTATAAGTTCGGAAAGAAAGCAACGGCGGCTATCCGGCAATTTGAAAGCGGGAAGCCGTCTTCTGTCATCGACAATGTGTTGAATCAGACTCTTCTCGCTATCGCGATTTGTACCGGAATTGCGTTTGTTTTCGAGGAACTCGCCTTACATCTTCAAAGCATCGAAGATGTGCAGGCGCAGTACATGGTGCAGTTCAGCCTTAATGTCTTTATACTGGTCGGCGTTCAGGCTATGATGTCCATCGCGTTCCTTCTTACTGCGTCCATCGTGGCAATGTTCGGGCTCAAGCGGAGAGGGCTGACGAAGTTCAGCATCATGACATACCTCTGCAAAATCGCAGAAAACCTCGCGGGCGTGTATGTGCTTGTCAAACTGGCTGTCAGCTACTTGCAAGCAATATAATATCACCTAACATCGAATAAATTTATAACATTGGCTGCGCAGGATAAGTCTTGCCGCTTACAGAAAAAGGAGAACACCATGAGCACTGAGTTGGTCGCCATTGAGCGCATCACGATTCGGAAAGGAGACAGCAACGCGGACGATATCCGCAGCTGCCTCGCACATTATCTGCTTCAATTTATCAATTCCGCCAGCATCGAATCCTTGTCGATGCATAAGCTGAACATCAAGGTCGATGGCAAGACGGTATTGTTTGTTCAGGATAAGACCGGCGGCGTGGGTCTGAAAGGTCTTGATACCGACTGGCAGCACACGCCGGAAATGTCCGCCATCCTTGACCGGCTGGTGACGGATGTGGATGTTGAGGTGTTCCTGTCCTATGAGATGATTCACTTTTTCAGCACCGAGAACTTCTATGGGTACAATTTCTGGAGCGAGGTGCTGCAGGAATACGGCTGCGAGGCGGTTCGCTACAAGGGCCTCGAATACTACGATGTGGAGAGCAATGTTGTCATGCTGTCCTTTGACGGCAAGGAACTCTGCGATAACCCCGACTATGTGCCGGAATCGGCGGTCAAGGACATCCACAAGTGGTTCTGCTACACCTTCGAGATGTCGCTTGAACCTGATACGCCGTTCACTGCCGCACAGGTAGATAAGATGCTCGCTGCCATCGAGTCCGTGCATGGTGTCTTTGGTCGAGAAGAGGACGATGTTGCGGATGTGGGGGAGGATTACCTGTCCATCTGCACCGGCGTGACGCTGACCGACAAGGAAGTCCCGGCGTTTGCTGCGTTCTTGCAGGCAATGTCGGATGTCGCCAAAGAACTCGATACGACGCTCGACTATACCGCTGAGTTCACCCCGGCAGAGATGGAGACCTTTGCAGCCATGATGATGGATGACGGCAAGGGCAAAATCGTGCCGAGATATTACCGCTACTGATACGCCAAAGCCTCACCTACAAATGGTGGGGCTCTTTTGGGTATCCGACAAAACGTGTGGTGTTGAGGTAATATAGAGATTATGAACGAGAATTTACAAATGTGGTCTGACAGCAAAAAAGTGCTGGATGTTGCCTGCGGCGGTCGAATGTTTTACTTCGACAAGAGCGACCAAAGAGTTCTTTTTTGTGATAATCGAACCGTTGAGACTGAGCTATGTGATGGGAGAAAGTTCATTGTGAACCCTGACATTGAGTGCGACTTTACCCGTCTTCCGTTTGAGGATGGTTCGTTCAAATTGGTTGTATTCGACCCGCCGCACCTTCTGAGGAACACAGGAAAAAGTAAAATGGCTGATATGTACGGGTCACTGAATGAAAGAGCAACTCCGACAGGTTATCAACAAAGCAAACACGGGGCGCTTTATTCTGATTGGAAGGATATGCTTCAGCGTGGCTTCTCTGAGTGTTTTCGGGTTTTAGAACCAGGTGGGGTGTTGATTTTCAAATGGAATGAAACGGATATTCCTGTTAAGGATATCTTGAAGCTCACACCTGTTAAGCCTTTGTTTGGTAATCGAAGCGGAAAGTCCAGCAAAACGCATTGGATATGTTTCATGAACTGTTAGAACTGCCATGACTTAATTTATTCCGCATTTTAATTGTCGAACTTTTGAAATTCTTCCATATGACTACTTGACACTGCCGTCTGAGCAGCTTCCTCTTGAGGTAGAATCATGATTTTCACTTTTTCGCTTGTCATTGCAGCGCTGCTTTGCATTGCATCGTTCGTTTGCTACAAGGTGTCGGGCAAGATGCTGGATGAGAAAGACGCGGAAAAATGCGCAAAGGAAGCAAAACTCGAAGAAAAACTGATAAACCGCATGATGCAGACCAGAAACAAGGCAATGTCGGACGATGAGTTCAGCTTCGGCGGGGCGTATGAGGCATTGGTCATGGAGGGAGAGCGTCAGAAGCAGTTGACGGATGTAGATGAAATTGACAAATTAACGGACAAAATTCATCTGCTGAGCATGGTCGAACAAATCTCATACCTCACGCTTTCTTTCGGTGTGATGTTCGCCTGCATGCTTCTATTCGTGACCGGTATTATCGCTGTTGGTGTGCTGGCTGCGAGCCTATGTGCTAAATGAATGCTCAGAACGGAAATAAGGGTGACACTATGAGCAAGAACCCGATAATTGAAGGCATCGTCTTTAAACACGGCGATGATGACTACTCTTTCTGGATGCCAGACATCTCGAAAGATGAGAACGAGAAATTCGTGCAAACGCTGTTTGCGGCCTTTGAGGATAATGGCTGTTCGGTGCGCGGCACAAAGAAGGACATCCTCGATGCCATCCGAGAAAACACCTGAAACGATAGGTGCGAATCTCAGAAAAATATTATGTGCTCGACACGAGCGCTCTTCTGTCATCTCCGTACTCTAACGAAAAACAACATTGACCAGGCACATTTCTAAGCGCTGCGACATTTTTCTGGGGGTTTGCAAGGCTGTTTGCAACATTTTTCCGAAATTCACCGATATTTTTTTGCAGTCATCCATCACGGATGGCTGCTTTTTTTGTTTTTACGCGAAAAAGTTGCCGATTTGTGCGAATTGCAGATAATGAAAATCAAGGAAGTCATAGCGGTGTTGTCCGCACAGAAATTATCAGAAAGAGATTTTCCAGACGCCGTCTGGAATTATGGAGGAATCATAGATGTACGGTAAACCGATGAATTTCATAGACTGGCTGATTGATATGCCGGAAGAGTTTTCATTTTGGGTAGAGGACCAGATAGCAGTAATGTCACCGGTAACGATTGCCGTGGCGGTTGTCGTCGCATTGGCTGTTTTGGTCGGTATATGGCTGTTCATCGTTTCTGCTGCCAAGAAGGATGTGCGCAATACCAGCGAGATTTTGGCGGGTGTTGAGGAGGTCAATCAGGGATATGAGTTCTATGATGTGGACGAAGAAATTCGTCTCGAATACCCGCTCGAATCCCTTGAAGAGTTCAAGGGGGCTTCCCTCGATAAGCTGTTCATGAGCACTGTTCGGAAAAAGATTCCACAGTTTGAAGAGGTTTTCGGATGGGCGCAATCGAATGTGATTCAGTTTGCGGCATATAAGGAAGAACTTAAAAGCATCCCTAACTGGACCGAGAAGGACAATGATTGCGGGAGAAGAATCCCTTTCTGGCTGTATAAGCACTATGAGAAGAAGCTGGTCAATGCAGCGGTGTTCGGCACTCCCGTGACCGAGACGACCTTCATTGCGGTGAAGCAGTATACGCCGCATAAAGGCAAGCCGATGGAGGAGTCTAAGACCTATTCGATGGCAGAGGCTAAGGAATTCGTAAGACTCGCTAAGGCGCACGAACGGGAACGCCAGCAGCGGGAAAACGAGCGGAGGCAGGCATCCTCGCAAATCAAGTATGAGGTTTTGCAGCGGGACAGGTTCCGGTGCGTTGTCTGCGGCAGGACCCCGGAACAGGGCGCGAAACTTCATATTCAGGCGGTAAAGCCGCTTCCGAAACATGAAAGACCGTCTGCAGATTGTTTCCGAACCGTGTGCGAGGATTGCCTGAGAAGGAAAGGGTGAGGGGCAGAGATGTTTTGTATATGCGTACTTATCATAGCAGCAGCTGCCGTGTATATGGTTGAGGCGTATATCCATACCTACTACGCGATTGAGTATATGCACGGCGCACCGCTGTTCTTTGTGCTTCTGGCGAAATACGCGGCACCAGTCCTGTTCCTGCTCCTGTGCGGGTACTTTGTATTCCGGTACAAGGAGAAGCGGCGGGAATCGGAAAAGCCTGTGCAAGATAAGCCCATGAACCGAGAAGAAGTCTATGCGGAGAAAATTAACGCGACCGTAAAAACGAAAGCCGTGTTCTCAGACCAAGCCGACCAGATGCTGTATCAGGTCAAGCGGTTCGGACAAAAGATGGCGGTGGCGTACAGCATGACGCAGGACAGCAAGACTTCAGTCCTACCTGCGGTACAGGAGCAATCTTGACCAGCATGTAGGACGCAGGCATTGGATACTTATGTACCTGCAGATGTTAACCCAGTATGCAGCTCTACTTAGTAAGTATCTTTAGCCAAGGGTTACACAACCTTCTGCTTCGGCAGAAGAGATTTATCGTAAAGGAGGTAGCGTATATGGCTACTGTATATGTGCTCAACAAAGACGGTAAACCTTTGATGCCGACGACTCGCTGTGGTCATATCCGTCACCTTCTGAAAGAGAAGAAAGAACGAGTCGTTAGAACAAATCCGTTTACCATTAAACTGGTGTACGAAACGGATGATGTGGTGCAGCCCCTCTATTTAGGCATCGACCCCGGCAGAACCAATATCGGAGTCGCAGTAGTCAAAGTGGACGGTACTGCGGTCTTTACTGCTCATCTGGAAACACGCAATAAGGAAATTCCCAAACTGATGGTGAAACGCAAAGAACACCGTCAGGGGCGCAGACATTACCGTCGCTGCAAGCGCCAGCGCCGCGCCGCTGCACACGGAACTTTATCCAAAAAGTGCAAGAAGCAAGACACGGCGCAAGGCGGTAATATCAGTAAGCGTGCTCAAACGATAGGTGTTTTTGAACGCAATCTGCCCGGTTGCGAGAATTCCGTCCTTTGCATTGGCATCAAGAACAAGGAAGCGCGATTTAACAACCGAGTCAGACCCGCTAGGTGGCTTACACCTACTGCCAATCAGCTTTTGCTGACGCACGTCAACTTTGTGAAAAAGATTTGCAAATTTCTTCCTATCAGTGATGTTGTACTCGAAATCAACAAATTTGCGTTTATGGCATTGGACAATCCCAATATTCAGAAGTGGCAATATCAACAAGGTCCTCTATATCAAAAGGGCAGCCTTGAAAACGCTGTTTCTGAACAGCAAGACCATCATTGCCTGTTTTGCGAGAAGACGATAGAGCATTATCATCATGTGATTCTAAGAAGCGAAAACGGCAGCGACACTATTGCTAACATCGTTGGATTGTGTGCAGAACACCACGACCTTATACATAAGGATGACAAGTTAAAAGAAGAACTTGCAAAAAAGAAGCAGGGTCTCAATAAAAAGTATGGCGCATTGAGTGTGTTGAACCAAATCATCCCGGCGCTTACGTATGAGTTGGGTTCTCGTTTTCAAGGTCACTTTTATGTGACAACGGGAAAAAGTACATACGATTACCGTGCAGCACACAGCGTAAGCAAAGACCACTGGTTGGATGCTTATTGTATTGCCTGCTCCGTTCTACCGGACGGTTGCTTTGACAATACAATCAATAGTCGTGTTCCCTATGAATTGAAGCAATTCAGAAGGCATGACCGTCAGGTTTGCCAACAACAAAATGTAAAGAGAAAATACTATCTTGATAAAAAGTTGGTTGCGACAAATCGTCACAAGGCCATTAAACAAGAAACAGACAGCTTGGAAGAGTATCGCAACAATGGCGGCACAACGGACAAACTCGTTGTTAAGGAACATAAGCCTACAAACAAAAGACTGAATCGTATCCTTCCCGGTGCGCTTATGGCGGCGAATGGAAAACTAAACGTCATGGTGGCATCAAGAGGCTTACACAATGGGATACCAGACAATTATGTTTTTGACGATAACAGCAAAGCTAAACCATCAAAATGTACGTTAATAAACAAAAATAAAGGCATCGTCTTTGTATCAAATTCGGTGTCGTAACCAGAAGAACGCAGCAGGAAAGCAGCAAAACGAATATGAGCATAGCAAAAATCGAAACGGCATCCGGCGTAACGCTGGTCCTCAATGGCAACACGGTCTTTGCCTCGGACGATACATCCTACTGGCTGCAAGGGGCAAAAGTCATTGGTGACGATGGGCATGTCTATGGGCATGCCGAGACTATTCGAGACGCCCTGTGCCTCGTCTTGGCAAAGTACGGCGGGCTAAAGGGAAACAGCGCAAGACAAACAAAACCAGTAAAGGCGGTGAGAGCATGGTAGTATATACGAAATCAGGCGTGACGGTGAATTGCTGCGGCAATCTCTTCATTGCATCGGACGGCAAAACCTACAACCTCTGCGGCAGGATGCTGACATGCAGTGGCAAGGTCATTAGCTGCAACTGTCAGTCAAAAGAAGAAGCGCTGGGTACGGTCGTGGGGCTGTACGGCGGTCGAAGATTCTAGGGAGGTACAATATGCAAACGGTCATGACGAACAGCGGCGTCGAGCTGCGTGTTGAGAGCAACATCATTTACACAACCGATTCGAAGGCATTCTGGCGCAGCGGGAACATGTTGGTCGGAAACGGCACTGTCATCAGCTACCAGTGTCGCTCGATGGATGAGGCGGTCGATATGGTCGCCGCCTTGTACAACGGAAAGAGAGCAGAAGCAACGCAGGCATAATCCTCTATAAAAGTATACGCCGTTCACCTTTTCAGGTGGGCGGCTTTTTGTTTTGTGTATATAGCGATTCGGGGGACGAAGCAAGCCGATTTTACCAGTACTTTGATATTCTGCGGTATGATTTCCAGCAGTTTGATATTCTACGGGCAGTTGCACAGTCGTGCGAATTGCATACAATGGGAATTAGAGGATAAAAAGAGCGATGCAAGGATGTATTTGCAATAAATATGGCGGCTGTTTTTTGTATTCATGAAACAACACGAAATTAAACGAAACGCGAAGAGGATACAAGAAATCACGAATAAAATCCGGCTGAGGCGGATAATACTTGTGCCGAGCAGTTTGAAGTCCGGACAATGGGACAGCTAAAGTGGTAGAATGAAACTAGGAATACCTAAAATCAGACTTAATCGGAAAAACAAAAAACATGAATGAATGATTAGTTGCTAAAAAAGTAACTGCACGCTTATATACCAGACCAAAAGAAATGACCCAAATCTGTTTAGGAAGGATAGGCACAAAATGGCAAGGAGAAAAGCAAACGACTTGGAAAATCAGATGTCGCTCATGGACATGATGGCGTCGGAAAGCCCCGAATACACCGAGGAAGGCCCGGAAGAACTCTTGGACCCCGGCGAGGATACGGGGGACAGTGATGGGCAGACGGATAAACCATTCAAACTCGTGGCGAACAATACCACGAAGGCAAAGGCGAGCATCTCCACGCAGGCGCTGAGTGTTGTGAAGGCGATATATGCCGATACGGTCGAAACGAATTGGGAAGAGTTGTTTGACGGGTTTGACAGGCTCTATGCTATCACTTTCTCCTCTGGTATCGAATTTGTGAATAAGGTCATCAACAAGTTCTCGTATGCGGAAGTCGTGTTCGGATGCGAGAAAATCATCGCCAACGACATCGCTGCCATCATGTCGGTGCAAATCGACAGTGTGCAGCGGCTCGCTAAGTCTAAGTCGGCAGGAAACCTTGCGAACCGCCTCGATGACGGGTCCTTACAACTGTATGTATCGCGGGACACGAAATCGCACGAGAAAATCTTTATCCTGGAGAGCGCTGACCATAAGCGTGTCCGAGTCATCACCGGCAGTGCGAATATGTCGGCATCGGCGTTTTGCGGCATCCAGCGAGAGAATATCGTCTGCTTCGATGACGAGGCGGCATTTGCGCATTACAAGGTTCTGTTCGAGACCTTCAAGGAGACCTGCTCAGACAATGTCTCCTATAAGGCAGTCGTGAGCACTATGAATCAGGAAGACTACCTCAAAGAAAACATCAAGGAAGTGCCCGTCTTCCAATCCATTGAAAAGCAGAAGCTTATCTTTTTGGAACAGGCGCAACCTGAGGACGAGGTGGAATACGAGATAGTCGCCGATGTCAAGAAGATGCAGGAACTCGTCAAGCCAATTATACCTAAGATGCCGGTACAAGCGAATCGTATTGTGGTAGCAGCGGAACCGATGCGTGTTTTTACGAAACGATATACCGAGGTTCGGCGTGTAGCAGCTGAGGCAGTTAAGCAGCTTCCGAAACTGCATATCGATTATGATGCCGGGACCATGACCTTCAACGACGAGAATATCGACCTCAATCCGAATCTCAGCGAGGTGGCAAAGAACATCAAGAGCATCCAGAAGTTCTTCTCAGGCATGGACTACTTTTACGGCGATGTCGAGCAGGCCAAGAAGGACTACTTCAAGTATATGACATGGTATCTGGCTACCCCGTTCATGGCGTACCTACGGTATTTCGCATCGAGGAACAACTACGATACCAAGCTGTTCCCGATGTACGGCGTTATATACGGTGATTCTAATGGCGGCAAGACGACCTTTATCAAGTTCCTTGTCAAACTCATGTGCGGCGAGACCGTCAAGATGAACACAACGGAGGATTTTACAGCCACAAGAATCGACGGCCTTAAACGAGTATGTGAGGGACTGCCGCTGAACATCGACGACCTCGCCAAGACCCAGTTCCAGAACCATTCAGAACGGGTAATCAAGAACGATGAATGGGGAATCTCTGATAGGCTCGTGAACTATCCTGCTGTATCTATCACATCCAATAAAATCACTTCGTTGACGAAAGACCTCTCGAAACGCGCTATCATCTGTCGAATCGGTGCTAAAATCGACAACGAGCGCGGTGCCAAGAACTCGAAGCGTGTGAATGAGAGTATGTCGGAGCTGACTACCGCGTTCTATGGGGAGTATGTCCGCCGAATGCTTGTTAGCATCGATGAGATGACGACGGAAATGCGTGAAAATGCGAATGGCAAAGAATACTTCCCAGATATCTTCCACGCTTCGTCCAGTGTCATTGCAGATATCTTCGAGGCTTGCGGAATCGATTTGCCGGACTATGTGCGTATCCTGTATTACAACGACTACATGGGTGATGAGAGCATTGGTCGTGCTGCGATTGAGAAAATAGAACTTGCATGGCAGGCTGACCCGAGCAAGTTCCGGGTGGATAAGAAGCAGAACCGGCTCATTTATACCTACCCGCAGGATGGACCCTGGTACGAACTGAAATACATTGCAGACGAGCTGCCGAACTCCCTCGAAGCAGAGATTTCTGGCGGCAACCAGCTTATCATGAACTACGAGCAGGCACAGGAATTGTTCGGTATCAAGTTTCGGCGCTGGCTGGGCATCTTTAATCTTTAATGCGATAGGCAGGTTCTTTCCGGAGCCTGCCTTTTTATTTCGCAAAAATTGTTGCCCATTCGTGCGAATTGCGTACTATGAAGTATACAGGCAAGCGATATTACCGCTGAAAACGACTGCCGAACAGAGAAAGGAAAGACTATGAACGAGCAAAATTTCGTTGAAGATACTCAGGATTCTACCGAGGACATTCAGTATCAGGCGTATGTGGCACTGGTCGAGGATTTCAAGGAATTCATCGATACGACAGTAAAGGCCGGCAAGGATTCCTATAAGCATGTAGACTTGTTCAACGGCAAGTCTTTAGAGGAGTCCGTGACGCATACTGTGCCGCTGGAAGATGACAAGGCGCAGCTTCTGGCTGCGGCGTGCATGGACTTGGCAAACTCGACTCTGTGGCTGTACTACCACCAGAATAAGTTCAAGGATACGGAGTTCGCCGAGGTCGTCAACAACAACTATCCGAAATATCAGGTCCGAGTACAGCAGGAGATGAACCAAGAGGGAGGACAGTTTTATCTGCGCAGCTGGTATTCGCTGGCTCAGAAGATTTCCAGAGAGTGCCAGCTGAAAGCGTTCGAGGGCTACAAGCCCAAGGAGCAGATGACCTATGTAAACATCTATCTGCTCGTCTATGCTGCCATGAAGTCCCTGAAAAACGGGTCTTTGAGCCGTATCATGGCAAATGTCGAGCACGACTCCGATAAAATCGGAAACCTCGCGTTCTATTTCTTCACCTACATCCTTGAAGTGTTGGAGAGGCCTCTCGGATAAAAGAATGACCCTGCACATGCTGCTTTGGTGTGTGCAGGGCTTTTTTGTTTGTGGGGGAGAGGCTCGGAACGATATGCGGAACAATATCAAAACCAAATCGACATTGTTCCGATGCATTGTTCCGACAGGCTGGTTTTGTTCAAGGTGTCTGCCGCACAATCTAAATAATCTTTTTTAAAAGGTGACATCAAATAAGCTCCGGGGGCTGTATTGCTCCCGGAGTTTGCTATTATTGGGGTTGCATCGGCTTGTTGCAATCCATACACAAGATGCGCACAAAGCGTAGCCCTTGCTATTTTCGTTCTGAACATAGTTTGCCTTTGTTAGGCAGTGTCAAGGACACAAATTTTTGAAAAAGCGGTGCAGAATATTTCTCTCAATAGGCTCATCCACAGAAAAACATAGGGTTCAACCAAAAACTCGCTGGAAAAAGTGTGGATTTCGGCAAAAACTCGCTGGGAAAATGTGCAAGACACAAAACTGGCAGGAATCATGACTCATACACAATGCCAAGAGTTTTCTTCACCGCGCTTACAAAAAAAGTTGGGTACGCCCGCACTATGTCGGCGTACCGATATACGATGACCAAATGATGTAGCGCAGCCATCGCCGTTTCGTTTTGAACACAGTTTCCTCTTGCCAAACTGTGCGAATGGCGTACACTGATAATTGTACGATAGATAGCAGCAAAATAAAAACTTCCGTACAATTCACATTCTGACGAAAAAGAGCAGATTCACCCCAGTGGTGCGTCTGCTCTTTTTTTGTTGCCAACGAACGAAAGAGGTGCAAAACCATGGCAAAACCCTGGACAGCAGAAGAATTAGCGATTATGAAGCAGCGGTATCCGAAAGAGGGCGCGAGCGATGCGCTCGTCAAGACATTGAACCGCACAAAGCAGGCGATTCACTTCAAGGCCCAGCAAGTTGGGCTTCGCAGTGAAAGCCGAAAGAAATTCACAGCCGAGGACATCGAGATTCTGAGAGAGCGGTATCCGAACGAGAGTGCCAGCAAAGACCTCCAGAAACTGCTCGGCAGAAGCGCCGCTACCATTAACAGAAAGGCTCGTCTGCTCGGCATAAAAGGCACTCGGCATTATTGGACCGAGGAGGAGTTGAAGATTCTGGCTGAACGATACCCGAAGGAGGGGGCAAGCCAGGAACTGGTGCAACTGTTTCAGCGCAGTGCATATCTCATCGGTATCAAGGCTAACGCATTGGGGCTCCGATGCGAAAATAAGCGCCGGTGGACCGAGGAAGAGGAGAACATTCTCATTGAGAGATATCCTTGCGAAGGTGCAAGCGAGAGTCTTCTGAAAGACCTCAACCGCAGCCGTGCCTCTGTCCTGAACCACACGAGCATCATGGGCCTTGTGTACCAGAAGCGCTCGACTTGGACAGCTGATGAGGAAAAGGTGCTCCGGGAACGCTTTCCCGAGGAAGGCGCAAGTGAATCTCTGCAGAAAACCCTGAACCGCCCAGCCGCTGCCATCTACTGCAAGGCGATGCGCTTAGGATGCAAGAAACCCGCCAAAAAGAATCGCAAATGACCTCTTGCACATCCGTGCGGCTCGAGGTATACTAACCCTGTAATCAAAAAGAATTATCTTTTGCGAGGACTCCGCTAATGGCGCAGTTCTCGTTTTCTTTTTGCCCGAATTTCCGCAGGGCCCACAGAGCACCGGCACTACTTGCCGCCTGCCGTCAGCAAGCAGGGTACTCACCGGAACCCCAGCAGAAAGGCCCCCGGTGCGGATGCCGGTGCGGGATAATGCATGTTCAGAACGGAAAACAAAAATGCTGCCGCCCAGCTAACGGGTAGCAGCATTATTTTTTGTCTGGGATAGTCAGAGACTATAGGTTAAGTATCAGACGCGGACGCCCATCTCGTCAGCCTTGTCATCCTCGACAACCAGATAGTAGTACACGTCACCGAACTCTAAGCCCAACTCATCGGCATACTTTTTCAGAGTGTCAGAGAACACTTTCAGGTTAAAGCCATTGCCGGGATGCTCTTTCTGCCATGCTTCGATTTTCCGCTTCGATGCGGCAACACAGGGTCTATCTTCCTTGTCGTCATCGTCAAAGGTGAATCCGTCTACCAGACGGCGGGGGGTATCGTCCGAAGCCTCATTCTGGATGACATAGGCGACGATAGCGGCTTTGCTGTTATAGTCCGAGTTCTCCGCAAAGAAGTCCTCGATGTCGCCATGCCGTACAACAACATTCTCGTAGAAATCCTTGATTTCGCTGTCGGCGTACTCGTTCGTCATGACCTTCTTATGGTTTTTAAGGAACTTGATGAAGGTCTCGTCGCTCAGGTTGTCAGCATAGAATCCGAGTGCATCCACACGAACTTTCACAAGACTGGTCAGGAACTTCTCCATTTTCGCAAAGACATGCTTTGCTGTAAATGCCTTCTTCAGGTTAATGGTATAGTAGAATACCGGGAAGTCTTTAATATCTACACCGCTTTCCTTGAAATTTTCTCCCACTTTGTCGATAGCCTTGCGCAAAAAGGGTGCATACTTGTACAGTGCATCGACATCGGTGATGTAGTCGGTAATGTACAACTCGTTGTTTTTGCTGTAGTGTCCCAAGAGCCCGACGGCCACAGAAAGGCGGATGCCACGCTGAAAATTTGTCAAATCGAAAGTAACGGGGTAAATGACATTCGCAACAGTACCGTCCTCAGAATACTCGACGGGAGCCGAGCAGCGATGAATACCGAAAAGGTCATAGCCGTCCTTGTGGATGCCAATGTACTGATTCTCGAGGATGACCAGATTATACAGCGGCAACGCCATCGGAATCTGCGCTTTCAGGAATTCAAGGAAATAATTGACGTTCTCGTGAATCCATGTGTAGTCGTCCACGGTTTCGATGCGTTTCTTAGACTCCACGACATCATCACCCGGAAGCGGCTCATAACCACATGCCTGACGAAGCTCGTTTTCCGTCACGGCATCCGTTGCCTTGGCGATTTTCTTCAAGGTAACCTCGGTAGGCTGAGACTGTGTTTTGCCGTTCGCAAGACGGTTCACATATACGCGGCCGAGATGCGATGTCTGGGAAAACTGCTCCTGTGTCCGCGTTCCGATGGCTTTCTTGACGAGCGCCGCCAGCTTATCGGGGTCATATCCCGCATTCTCCTTATCATTATACTCGGAACTGTCATCCTTGTTCAGCCAGCCGTCAAGAATCGAATAACCGATATCATGCAAGGAAGCATATACATGTCCGTCTAAGTCTTTGGAGGGGGACGGCATGTGTGCGTTGTCTTCAAGGCACTCCACCTTTTTGCACAGGTGTGCGCACTCGCTGGCAACAAGAATGTACGGCGCATTCAACTCTTTTAGCCTTGGAATGCGGTCGTTGCTGTCGCGGAGCAGTTTTGCCAGATATACAATATCTGAAAGCTGGTCAGGAGGCATCTTCTTGAAAACATCTGTACCGAGTTCGATTTCGGTGATGACAGGAACGGTAACAGAAGCATCGATATCTTTGGCGTATTGCAGGATAGCTTCGACAACAAAATAGTAGCTATCATATGCCTTATAATCGATATGGACAACGGTATCCGTTTTCTTTATAGGGACAATTGTTCCTTTGCCATCTTTAACGCCATAAAAAGCCGAAACGGTCATGAAATCTTCAAGGACCTTCTCATCAACATGCAATGCCTCGGCAATCATTGGCAGCTGCTTGCTAAACAGGACAGGGGCGTTCAGCTTGACAGAGAACATATAGCGGCTCCTTTCGCGTGTATCATTTTGTAGCTTTGTGTATCATTCTGTAACTATTATACAGGGAGGCAAATAGAATTGCAATAAGAAAAACAACAAAAAGATACAAAAAAATACACGAGGATACAAGAACGAATGGCGCGGGAAGGGGTTCGCCTTGTTTCCGTTCTGGACGAAGCAGATTGGGATAGGCGTCGCGCCAGGAAATTTAGCTTCTGCCGCTCGGTAGGCTGCTAACGGGCTGCAGAAAGGAAGGCGGCAAGCCAAGTGACCGAAAATTTTCGTGTTCGTCGCTTGGCAGTTGCACATTCGTGCGAATTGGATACAATGGAGAATATAAGGTGATTTAGTATGTAAGCCGCAGGGATTCGTTCTCTGCGGCTTGACTTTTCTCGAAAAGAGGTACAAAGATGCGGAATCGAAAGAAAGCCCAGAAGGCTGCTTCTCTTGTCATGGCGGTCATGATGACCTTGACCCTGGTGCTTGGTACGGTGGTGCCGGTCGTTTTGCAGACAGCAGCTGTTTTCTAAATACTCATAGTTATTCCTAGCCCCGCGTGGATGAAATGTCTGCGCGGGGCTTTTTTGTTTTGCGGAGGAAATCATGGCGGAAAAGAAGCGGCAATATTCACGAGCGCTCGCACAGAAGCGATGCTTGGAAGCGATTGAGCGAGCGATTCTCATCAATAAGAGCGAGGCGGAAAGACCTTTTGTGTTTCAGGTACAGGAATTGGTCGTGTTCGGGCCTCTGGTCGATACCGATGTGCCTACGGTCCACGGGGTAGATATCCTTGCAACTACGGCGCGGCATCACAGATACCGGAATCGGGACGAGGCATTTCACAGTGACAGCGAGGATTTCATCAATAAGTACGCTCCGTTCAGTATCTGTTCGTGGCGGTTCCGGGAAGAGTTCCCGGAAAAGGATATGCTGAACTACCTCAAAGGCCGGCACATGGGTATCGTGACGATGTACGGGCGGCAGGACAGGGCTTTGCTCGATGATGGCAGATTCTTCACAATCATTCGAGACGGCAGGGTTCAGGCTGACCAGCTGGATACCTTGAAGGAACTGTTCCGAGGTAAAGCATGAGCGCCGTTACGCTGATGCAGGGAGACTGCTGCGAGAAATTGAACGGGATTCCGGCGCATTCCGTGAACCTCGTCTTAGCGGACCCGCCCTACGGTATCACACATCAGGCTTGGGATACGGTATTGCCGTTTGAAGACTTCATCGAGAAGGACGGAAAGCGACTAAGCCTGACTGAGTTTCTTCTTTCCTGCTACAAGGCGGGGATTTCCTATGCTGATGCAATGTCCGAATGGACCCAAAACAAACAGCAGGGGATTTGGAAGCAGCTGGATAGAATCCTGACCGAGAACGGCGCAGTGATTCTATTTTCGGCGGGAGCGTACACCAAGACCCTGATGGATGGCAAGACCATTCCGTGGCGATACAACCTCATCTGGCAGAAGACATCTCCGGTAGGATTCCTCAACGCGAACCGGATGCCGCTAAGGGCGCATGAAGACATCCTAGTGTTTTACAGGAAACTGCCCACCTACAACCCGCAGAAGACCTCAGGGCATCCGAGAAAGGTCTCAACGGCTGAGCATAAGCGGAACTCCAAGATGACTGAGGATTACGGGAAATACAAGGCAAAAAGCTACGACAGCACCGAGAGATTTCCCACGAGTGTTTTGACATTTGCCACTGATAAGCAGAAATGCGCGGCACACGGCACACAGAAACCCGTGGCGTTGTGTAAGTGGCTCATCAGGAGTTACACGAATGAGGGCGATACGGTCCTTGATTTTTGTATGGGAAGCGGCTCGACCGGCGTGGCGGCAATAAATACGAATAGAAACTTTATCGGCATCGAAAAGGATGCCGATTTTTTTGTTGTTGCGAAAGAGCGAATCGCCGATGCGGCGCAAAGACGTTGAAGATACCGCTATTTTTTTAAGCACAACGACCAACAAAAAGCATCTTAAACACACGCGTGCGTTCGATAAATGAGCGCGTGTGTTTTTTGTGCATTCCGCGCATTTAACGCTCATTTTTTGTAAATAAGTATCCGATGCGGAGTGATTCTGCATCGGTTTTTATAGGACCAAAAATGAATAAGAACAAAGTATACACGCATGTTTCGCTGTTTTCCGGTGCAGGGGGACTTGATATCGGCTTAGAGCAGGCTGGGTTTCATACGGTATGGGCGAACGACTTCAATCATGATGCCTGCGAGACCCATAGGTTGTGGAGTAATGCCACGGTAGTGGAAGGCGATATCGGCAAAGTAGACTACGATACTATCCCGGATTGCGATATCGCATCTTTCGGATTCCCGTGCCAGGGTTTCAGTCTGTCGGGGCCAAGGAAAATCGACGATAGTCGGAATGTGCTCTACCGGCATTGCGTGAAACTGGTCGAGAAGAAGCAGCCAAAGCTGTTTCTTGCTGAGAATGTCAAAGGTTTGCTTACGCTTGGCGGCGGAAAAATCAAGGACGCTATCATCGCGGATTTCGAGAGCAAGGGATATGTGGTGTCCATCAACCTTGTCAATGCTGCGGACTATCATGTCCCGGAAGATAGACAGCGAATCCTCCTTGCGGGCATCCGAAAAGACATTGCCGAGAAGTATGGCGTAGAGTTCAAGGTCCCTGCACCGTTTCCTGACCGTATCAGTATCCGGCAGGCATTAGAGGGTTTAGCCCCGGCGACGGACGATGAAATCTGCAAAGAAGCCTACTCCTCGCGCTACATGTCCCGGAACCGGAAACGCGGCTGGGACAGCGTATCGTTCACGATTCCAGCGATGGCGAAGCAAGTGCCTCTCTGGCCCGGTTCGCCTGACATGGTAAAGGTCAGCAAAGACCTTTGGCAGTTCGGTGAGGAAGGTAGTACCAGACGGCTGTCTTATAGAGAAGCAGCTGCTATCCAGACATTCCCGAAAGATATGGTCTTTTGCGGGAATCTGACGAGCAAGTATAAGCAAATCGGGAATGCAGTTCCCTGTGAACTTGCAAGAGTTGTGGGCATGGAACTGTACCGCATCCTGAACAAAATTGAAGAGCAAGAAAGTCATTGTCCGGCATGAGTGATTCGTGCCGGATTATTTATTGGAGTCATCATGCCAGAGACAAGGAAATACACCGTCGTTGACCTGTTCGCAGGTGTAGGTGGATTGAGTTACGGGTTTTCAAGAAACGAGCACTATGAAATCATCTTGGCAAACGAGATGCAAAAGGATATTGCGAAAGCATATACCCTCAACCATCCTGTGGTCAATATACTGCAAGGAGACATCAAAGATTTATCCGAAGATGTCCTGCGTCAAACGATAGGAAACCGGACAGTTGATGTCGTAGTCGGTGGCCCGCCGTGTCAGTCATACTCCACGCTCGGTAAACGGCAGATGGATGCGCGGGCAAATCTTTTCATGGAATACAAGCGCGTTCTCTGTATCCTACATCCAAGAGCCTTCCGTTCGAGAATGTCAAAGGCATTCTGAGCATGGATAAAGGAGCCCTGTTTGAGCATGTCCGCAAGGAATTCGAGGATATAGGGTACAGCCTCCAATACAAAATCCTCAACGCCGTGGACTACGGTGTACCACAGCTGCGGGAACGGGTCATTCTAGTTGGGTTCTTGGGCGAGAATCCCTTTCAATACCCGGAGCCGACACACGGAGAAGGGCTACTGCCGTATGTAACGCTGCAAGATGCACTTAAAGACCTGCCTGCGCTCTCGTGCGGGGAGGAAAGCACCGTGTATGCCGCTCCTCCCGATAACGAGTTTCTTTCATGGGTCCGGCAGGGTGGCTCCGATACGCTTACGGAGCATAAAGCCCCGAACAACAGTGCCCATCTTCGCAGAATCATGGCGGCGCTCAAAGATGGGCAAGGTAAGGATGATTTGACGGAAGAACTCAGACCTAAGAGCGGGTTCAAGAACACCTACGCGAAACTCTGGTGGGAGAAACCCGCCACTACCATCACACGGAACTTTGCCTGTCCCTCCTCATCGAGATGCATCCATCCGAGAGATTCAAGAGCACTCACGATACGAGAAGGAGCACGGTTGCAGAGTTTTCCGGACAACTATCAGTTCTACGGCTCGGATTGCCTGAAACGATTAGAAATCGGCAACGCGGTCCCACCGCTGCTTTCGGTGGCGTTGGCTGAACAGATGCTGAAAGCACTCGATGCAGAAAAATAACATACCTACAGATTCTCGGCACTAAGTAGCCGGGAGCGAGGATATTACATGAATAATAATAGCGCCGAATGGCAACGAGAATACTACTTGACACATGACAAGTACCGGATGCAGGGGCAGGGTACGGATTGCTATAAGGTTGTCAAAAGTCTTACTCGTATCCTGCAGCTGCCTACCATTGCGAAACTCACGACTGACAACGAATCGGTCATCGATGATTTTCGATTGAATCGCGGCGAGTATGGGCTTGAGCCCTACGATGAGTACGCTATCAAGGTAGATGATACCTACGGTGCGTCATTATATATCCTTGTCCATAGAAGGGCGATTACAACTTTCCTGTGCCCGATTCTCGTGGGCTTTGAGGGTGAGAACACTTGCGCCATGGTCATGCCTACCGATAACTGGCGGATGCGGGAAATGTCGGCATTTGTCGAGCTGAGAAGGGCCGAGAAGGAATTCGGTATGGACGGGCTAATGATGGCAGTGAACACCAGGAATGGGGTATACGGCTACCTTTCCGTTCTGAACGAGTCTGGCAACCTGCTGGAACGGTGGCTGCGAACCGAGCACGATTCCCTGCATATACGGAACTCTGTGACGGCTCCGAGCTCAGCGGCGCTAATACTGCAAATCTGGCTGCATACGATATGCCTTTGGAAGAAGCGGTGTCTGAGTCGGAAAGTCGAGCAGCGCATCGTACATGCAAACGGGGAGCAGGAAACGGTCAAGGATGTCAGAGAATGTCTAAGCACAACCAAGCAGACTATCGTGGACCTCAAAAAGGGCATCGTCGTCTATGTGAATGACGGTAAAGGGAAACGGGCATTTGCGGGGTTCTGTGTACTCCAATCTGAGCGCTGCGGACATTTCCGGCATCTGCAAAGCGGCAGAGTCGTCTATATCCGACCAACGACCGTTCACTACAAGAAGCTGAACCCAAATAAGGCTATCAGTCAAACTGCCAAGCCGGTAATTTACCGAAACACTGAAGATTTCCTGCGCGAGAAGTCCTACCTCGAAAACGATGTGCTCATGATGCTGAAATGCAACGGCATCGAGTATCGGCGGGAAAAGATGTTCCCGTGGATTGGGAAGAAGCGCCTGGATTTCTTCCTGCCGGGCAAGAACATCGCTATCGAGTGTCAGGGTGTGCAGCACTTTTATCCCTACGGCAGCGATGACAGGGATTTCGAGGCACGAAAGCAGCGGGATACCGACAAGTATAACGAATGCACCAGCAATGGCGTGCAGGTTCTTTATTACATGAGCGAGTTGATTCCGGTGCCTGACGAGATGGCGAGGAAATACCGGTATGTGACCAGCCTCGATGAGTTGATGGATATTCTTAACGATAAATAATTGATTTTTATGCCCCCGATGTTTTGGCATCGGGGGTTTTGCTTTTGGGAGGATACGGAGATGGCAAAGAACGATAACCTGCATAAGGCAAAGGACGCGAAGAACGACGAGTTCTACACCAGAATCGAGGATGTCGCAGAGGAGTTGCGGCACTACAAAAAGCATTTCGCGGGCAAGGTCGTACTCTGCAACTGCGACGACCCCACTTGGTCTGCTTTCTGGCGGTATTTCCATCTGAACTTCGCCGAACTCGGCTTAAAGAAGCTGATTTCCACGCACTACGACCGCACCGAGCCCACCTACAAGATGGAGTACGAGGGTGGGGATGACAATGATGTGGAAGTCGGAGTCAAAACGCCTTTGGAGGGGAACGGTGACTTTCGAAACGCTGAGTGCATCAAACTGCTGGATGAGTGCGATATTGTGATAACGAATCCGCCGTTTTCCCTTGCGAGAGCCTATGTTCAGTGCTTGCGTGAGCATAACAAACAATTCGTTATCATCGGAGACCTCAACTGGATTACCTACAAAGAAATTTTCCCAATGCTAAAGGATAATGAAGTTTGGCTTGGATATTCTTCTGTAAAAGAATTTACCCAACCTGATGGGACAATCAAAAAATTCGGAAATAAATTGTGGTATACCAATCTCGACATTCAGAAACGCCACGAAAAGTTGATTCTTTGGCAGAGGTACTATGACGAAGACGGAAATCCTCTGCCGGATGCGGAGGAGCGCTACCCCCACTACGATAATTACGATGCCATCAATGTGGATAGGGTTGCGGACATTCCGGCGGACTACAAGGGCGTTATGGGAGTGCCGATTACATTCTTGGATAAATATAATCCGGATGAGTTTGAGATTGTTGGAATTGCTTGTGGAAATTCATGGGCAAATTACCGTGATACACTCATTTCCTTAGGATTTAACCCAAATATAAAATATGGCGGTGGACTCGGAAGCGGTGTAGTAAACAAGAAAGGATGCTACGCACGCATTTTAATTCAACGGAAAGGAAGAATTTAACATGCAAGCGAAAGAAATTCAATCGCTTATAGACAATAAGCTGCAACCCAATGTGGCTGAGTGGACAATGGATGTAGAAGATGCTTTAGCAGAGTTGGGCATGTTATCCGACGATATGAAATCGTTGCTGAAAAGTATAAGGCAACAACCTATATCCTGGCACAATTCATTTCCAGAAAAATCAGATACTGTTGTTGCGGTACTTAAACGTACGCTTAGAAGGCTTGAAAAAATGTCAGATAAAGAAATCGAAGGAGAAGATGTCGTAATGACAAGCAAAAATGTGTTTATTGTATATTCGCACCAAAACGAATATGTAATGCTTAAAATCAAGGATTTCATCGAAAAGAATATTGGGTTTTGCCCCAAAACGCTTGATATTTCCGAGTATGCTGGTAGTGTGTGGGATGCTTTTTCAAGGAATGCGATGGACTGCGAAAAAGCAGTGGTTCTTATGTCTGGCGATGATAAAGTCACCGATACTCAAGGTAATGCATATAAACAAGCGAGGCCAAATGTTTTCATTGAACTTGGGTATTTGATTCATAAGTGCGGACTGAAGAACGTTACTATTGTGTACTCTGATGATTGCAAAGAACCATCTGATATTGGCAATTTGGTATCAGTCCACTACGGAAGCGAAATGTGGACGGAAGATTTCCGCAAGCAGTTGAATCGATAAGGAGGTCAATCATGAAAATCACAGAAACAAAAATCAAGGTATCTGACCTTGTCGAGAACTACAAGGATAATGGCGATGGCGGTGTCTTTGGCTACAATGACCGTCTTACGATTCGCCCGTCCTTCCAGCGTGAGTTCATTTACGGGGAGAAGCAGCGTGCAGCCGTCATCGATTCCGTAATGAACGAATTTCCGCTGAATGTCATGTACTGGTCTAAGACCGGGACTGACACATACGAGGTTCTTGATGGGCAGCAGCGTACCGTCTCTATTGCCCAGTACATCAACAAGGATTTTCCTATCAAAATCAATGGCAACGACAAGTTCTTCCAAAACTTGACCAACGAGGAAAAGCAGGCAATTCTGGACTATGAGCTGACGGTCTACATCTGCGAAGGCACCGCAGCCGAAAAATTGGAATGGTTCAAGCGCATTAACATCGCTGGCGAGGTTCTGACTCCGCAGGAACTGCTGAATGCTACCTATACAGGACCTTGGCTGGCCGATGCCAAGAACTATTTCTCGAAACGCAACTGTGTCGCTGCGAAGATGGATGACGGCTATTTGAAGGGCAACCCGATTCGACAGGAGTTGCTGGAAAAAGCACTGGCATGGATTGCTGACCGCGATGGCCTTGAATCTGGGCAGATGTACATGGCGGTTCACCAGCATGACGAGGACGCCAATGACCTCTGGCTTTACTTCCAGTCTGTCATCAACTGGGCGAAGATGTTGTTCCCGACGAAGCGGAAGGGGATTACGGATGCACAGGCATGGGGACTGCTCTACAACAAGTACCATACAAAGCAGTACAACAGCAATGCTCTGGAAGCAGACATCAAGAAGCTCGTGATGGATGATGATGTGACCAAGAAGGCAGGTATCATCCCGTTCATCCTCTCTGACCGCACTTGGCGCGACGAAAAGCATCTGTCCCTTCGTGCGTTTACTGAATCTCAGAAGCTTCGCGCCTATGAGCGGCAGGGTCACAAGTGCCCCTTGTGCGTTGCAAATGGCATCAATACCGAGTACGCCTTTGAGGATATGGAAGGTGACCACATCATTCCTTGGAGCAAAGGCGGGCATACCACCGACAACAACCTGCAGATGCTGTGCAAGAAGTGCAATGCGGCGAAGTCGGATAATTGACGTACTCCAACTCCTCACAGTGGGTCTTCTCGGCGCAGAGGTTGTAACAAATTTCCTTTTAGAAATCCGCAGAAAATACGACAGGACAAATAGAATTGACGAAATTACTTTGCTGATAAATGAAAAAATCAGCGAGTCGGAAGACAATGCTTAATGCTAAGAAAACCATCTGCCAAAACAATCACAGTAGTGAGGTTCTATACTCCGGCTTCGTGACTGCCGTCACCCCCAAAACCATCGCAGTCCTTATCAGCACTCGACGCTGAGGCGGATATTCTGAACCAACCCCAATACATCTGTCCAGAACGTCTTCGTCCTCACAGAAGATTTTGGCAACTTGGATATTGACTGAGTTATTTAGATTGGCCTTAAAGATTATGAGAACTATAAGCGTCGAAATTTATCAAAGCATGTGAAAGAATTCCATTCATTTTCTATGCAACGCATGCAAATTTCGTTATGCGATTTATAATTGACACAACATTATTAGACTAACCAGTTTTTCTTTCAGATTGCTAAAATCATCACAGCATGGTATAATATACTCATTATAAAGGTAGTACCAACAACTCAAACAAATCCCATCACGAAAGGAGCCATACCATGTCTACACTCAAAAACGGCGAGTTCGGCATCGACTTGGACAAAGAAAAGATTCTCTGGACCGACCGAAAACGCCACACCATCTTTTCTCTGCCACTGTCCTTTACGAAGTACACCCTGACCGAGACCAAACTCATCATCCAGCGTGGCTGCTTTAACCTGCGCGAGGACGAGATTCAGCTGTACCGTGTCCGGGACATCGCGTTCAAGCAGAACTTCTATGAGCGCCTTTGCCGTGTCGGCAGCATCCATCTCTGTTCCACAGATGCTATGACGCCGGAAATCGATATCCGTCGTATCAAGAACCCGCGTGATGTCAAGGAAGTGCTTTCTAAGACCATCGAGGCATGTCGGAAAGCGAACGGTATCCGTACTTCGGAAATCATCGGGGACCATGGTCGCTTCCCCGAGCCTGACCCGCATGGTATGCCGCCTGAACCCTGCCACGAACATCCTCATGACTAATACCAGCCCGTACAGATTCAGTTCTGTGCGGGCTATTTTTTTGTTTACAAAAAAAATTGGAAAATCCGACCTAGCCGGATTTCAGGGTGATGGGGTAGTTGACCAGCTATGCGAACGGCCTAGAATTGAAAGTGTAGCAAGCAAACATACATCAACACAAAGGAGAACATATTATGGAAACTAACATCCTGAAATTTGAGCTCACCGCTACTCGTCACTTAGACGACAACACACCAGATACCATTACCGCTTCCATCGGCATCCCTGTTGAGGCCGATGACGATGCGGTCAACAAAGCGATGAACAGCGATGAACTGATTGCCTACGCTGTCGGCGTATTGTACGACCTTGCGGCTCATATGCGCCCACAATGGCTGGATGGCGAGGACACCGGCATGACCCTCGAAGCTTATTTCGGTGACAGCATATGTCAGACCCGCAATGGCTTCGTGACGATGGATAAGAAAGGGTACAGCTTCGACCTCGAAGATTAAGCTGAGCCAATTAGGAGTCTTGCCTACATCAGCGGGTGAGACTCATTTTTGATGTGTAGCTGCAAAACATAGTTGACGAACCGTGCGACTGGCATACAATAGAACATACTGAACAGCGTTGACAGCGTTGCTTCGGTAAAGACGAATAGAGTCCAGAGCCGACTTTAAATGCTCACTGCGAAGAAAGACCTGCCTGCGGCTAACAGGCTGGTCTTTTCTTTTTGCGGGCGTTTTTTGCTTTGCCAAAAATGTATCTAATCCGTGAACATATAGCGTTCATCGTTGTATCCAATACAACTTCGTGGTATAATGCAAGTATCGAAACAAGCAAAACATTCCGTATCATCGAAGATATTTCAGGGGCATGTCTATGAAGCGATTTCTTTCGTTCATCCACAAAACGCTCTTCCTTCTTGCTGTCGCAACCATTTCTGTAGCGTTCGAGGGATGCAGTGAGGTGGCAGACAAGACCATGGACGGCATCAAGGACTTGCCTGCGCAAATCATTCGGATGGCAACTCCTGAGATTGCCGAAACGATGGGTTCGGAGAAAAACATGACGCCTGAGACCGCAACCACGGAATATAACTACATATACTTCCGGTACAATAATCAGTGGGTCACGAATAAACTCATCAGCTACGAGGTAGTCGATGGCGGGCAGAATATAAAGTTTACCGTAAAAGGTAACAGTGTAGCCAGCTACTATACCAGCATGGCAAATGTCGTGCTCATGCACAAAGACGAAAACAATACACGCACACAGAATATATACGAAAAACTGGCGGAGGGGACAACCTATGGCTGATGCACGGCGAGGACAGTTTGTAATTGATTGTAAAAATGCAGAAGCAGCCGACATTATTTACGGTTTGGTGCATGATAAGACCCTGTTTTGCCCGGAACTCGACCTTGCAAATGCGCATTCGAAGGAGTTCGATAACGAGCATATTTTCCCACTCGACATGTTCATTAACAGCAATTATATGCTTAAACTCAGCAGGGAAGAGTTTGCAAAAGAATTAAAGCGGCTGTTCGATGAAGATATAATCGGATATGCTCAGGTGGTTGTTGCTACTGACATCCATGATTTACATCGCATCGTGCTTCTGACAGACCCCACACAGAAGGATAAACTGAGTCGGATTGCTGTATCTCTGTTCGGCGTACCGAAAAGGGAAGCAAAACGAATTATCGCCAAGTATCAGGCTCAGTAAAAGGCGAGGAGGATAAAGGCATGCTGGCAAATATCGCAGTTTTACGAACTGTTAAAGCAAATGTAAATGAAGCGATTATGGTTGCGTTGCCCTCGATTTTGTTCGAGAGTTCGCACGACAAAAAAGATACACAGAAATACTATCTGCAGGGTCCTGCGGCTGAATATATTCCTGTTGAGATACCGGATACTTATGCCAAGAAATTCTCCAAGTGCGCTACGGCATTGGCGATGCAGCTTGTCCTTCTCAGCAACAAGACGAAAGGCTTCTTTGGTCCTGAAATCTGCAATGTGGAGGGCAAAGATATCCAAACTGCACGGAGCATCACAAACTCCATCATGGGCGAGAGACAGGCAAAGTTTTATAGCGCGAAACTTAACGATGGGGTGTATGACACGCAATATGCGGTCAGCGAATATGCGGTTGAGAATTGGGCAGACGACATTGTGCCACCCGTTGTCATCAACAGCTGCATCTGGGCTATCGTAACAAATACCGCTGCTGAGATGCAGAAAGACAACCGTTTCCTGCGCAGAAAAGAAATCTGCGATACCGAATTTTTGGAAATCGCAACCCGCATCTACAATGAGTTGCTGGGGTTTGCAGCGAGAAAATACGAAATCTTAGACATTGGTGAATGACTATGAGTGTCAACCTTATTGAGGGCAATATCTTAACACCGCCGACTCGTAACGAGAATACTATCATCTGCCATCAGGTGAACTGTCGTGCCGCAATGGGTGCGGGTCTTGCCAGACAGATTCGGGATAAGTGGCCCGTCGTGTTCGACGAATATGTGAAAGTTTGCAGTCCAAAGAAACTCGGTGACTTTCAGGTGGTTCAGGTCGCCCCGCAGCTATATGTCGCCAACCTGTTCGGTCAATTGAGTTTCGGCAGAGATAAGCGTCAGACGAACTACGCGGCGCTGGGAACGGCTCTTTTCAGAGTAATGAAAGAACACCCTGACGCAACTTTCCGCGTTCCTTACGGTCTCGGCTGCGGGTTGGCAGGCGGAAACTGGGTAACGGTGCTGAATCTCATTGAAGAAGCCGCCAATGCTTGGAATGTGAACGTTGAGATTTGGGTGCTGCCCAAAAAGTAAAGGATTAGCATGTACAATACCAACTACAAATGCGTCAAGCCGTTCGATGTATGGCTCGATGCCATTGGTCCAGATGGCAAGAAAATTCCATATCGGGTAAAGCGCGGGACCATCTGGCGCTTAGAATGGTGCGGCGGCGAGCAGAGTTTCAAGGAACTTTCAGGTCCGGATAAGATGCACATTACGCTGCCGGATGAATATATTGAACAACATTTCAAAAAGGTGTAAGTATGGGTAACTATTGCCCATATACGAACGGAAATGTCGTCTACCTAAAATGTCAAGAGTGTGAGGACAGAATCTGTGAAAAGGGTTGGTTCTTCTGCGGGGTAGGCGGAACGCCGTTATCGATGACGAAGTCCCGCATGCAAATGTCAGAGTACCTCGATAAGATGCTGGCAAAACGGGAAAAGGTCGTCATTGCAGCAGAATCTGGTAAGAAGATGACTGCTTTGGCGGCTATATACGCCAGCGAGCGGGGATACTCTTTCATTCCCGTCACAAACGATGATTTGCCCACATACTTATCTAAACAGCAGCAAAAGGGCTGCGTAGTTTTTGAAGGAGTCGCAGATAAACGAGAAATCGAAAACACCTGTCGTGAGCTGCGCATACCGCTGCGGCACTGTAGATTGGAAGGAGCGTAAAACTATGATGTACCAAAAGCTGGTTCGGGATAATATCCCGGCTATCATTGAGAAGAACGGGGAAACCTGTGTGACGCGCACGCTGTCCGACAAAGAGTACGAGGACGCTCTGATGAACAAACTGCAGGAAGAGGTCGCCGAACTGCTGGAAGCCTACACAGCCAAGGAACGAAGCGTTCTGGACTGCGCGGAGGAGATGGCGGATGTGATGGAGGTCCTGTACGCTATGGGCAAGACCTGCGCTGTTTCCAAAAGGGAAGTGGAACAGGTCAGGAGCCAGAAGGCAGCAGAGAAGGGGACTTTCTCCAAGAAAATCTTCTTGGTTTCGACTGAGAAGTGAGAGGAGCGGTTTGTGACGCAGCAAGACGCAGTGCGGTTAATCAGAAAACTGATTTTTGCCAAAAACAGTCAAGACCTCACGCATTTTTGCCGGTGTGCAGACGAAATTGCTGAAGTCTTAGACAAACAAGGCGACAAGGAAGGTGCCCGCGCTATTCGCAACACTTCCCGTGACGGTTATGTAAAATCGTACTACGAGGCAAGTCGGCAAGCACAGCCTCTCGGTAGCCCCTTTGTCAGCTACAAGCCTGCGTTCGTCATCGACAACAAGGATATCGCGTTGTGGCACGCGAGGAACGATAATCCGCAAATGCGGGTCCGACACATTTTAGAGTATATCGAAAACGGGGAAATGGTCGGAAAAGATGTGCTGGAATACGATGCGAACACAGACAAGTGGCATCGTGTTGAGGCGGAATGTATCGAGTTGGTATAGGGGCACTGCATCACCCATGCTCCTCTAACCCCTTTCTGCTGGCGGTCAGCGATGAAATAAAATATACAAACAGCGATTTTTATCAACAGCCCCTTGCACATTCGTGCGAACTGCATACAATCTATATTATAGACTAAAAACTGTACCCTGGCGGCTGTTTAACGGCTGTCAGGGTCTTTTTATTGCCTGCCAATCTACTATTCGGAGGGATTACAATGACGCTCAAAGACTTGTCCAGCGAACAGCAGGACCTTGTACGGCTGGCGCTTGACGGGAAAAATGTGTTGTGCGATGCCTGTATCGGAAGCGGTAAGACGTCCACCATCAATGTTTTGTGCAACGAGTTTGATTCCTCTAAGGAAATTCTGTACCTGACCTATAACCGGCTTTTGAAACTCGATGCGCAGGAAAAGATTCTAAACGACAATGTCACGGTCCAGAACTATCATGGATTTGCCTCGAAAATCCTATACCGTCGCGGCATCAAGAATGTCGGACAGGGCGAGCAGATTGGGATGGTCTTGAGGAAGCGCGTTCCTGTCGGGCACTTTGATGTGCTTATCATCGACGAGTATCAGGACATCAACGAGGAAATCTCGAAGATGCTCGAATACATCAAGGAATCGAACCCTGGTCTTCAAATCATCGCGGTCGGGGACATGAAACAGAAAATCTATGACCAGACCTCGCTGGATATCTGGTCGTTCATCCATAAGTTCTTAGGCAAGCACACGCAGGTCAACTTCACGCAATGTTTCCGCCTGTCCCATGACCTCGCACAGCGGCTCGGAAATATCTGGGGCAAGGATATCAACGGCGTGAACAAGAACTGTAAGGTATCGACCATGTCCCGTGAACAGGTGGTAGACTATCTGGATACCAAGAACCCAAAGGATGTCCTGTGTCTCGGTGCCAGAACGGGGTCTATGGTAAAGGTTCTGAATGAACTGGAAGCAAGACCCGGCAACCTCTATGACAAGAACCATGTATATGCCAGCATCAAGGAACCGGACGGCGAAAAGCATGTAGCACCCGGCGCAGATGTCGGTATCTTTACGACCTTTGACGGCAGTAAAGGTATGGAGCGCCCTATCTGCGTTGTCTTTGATTTCACGGAATCCTACTGGTGCTCCCGTGTATTTCAGCCTATGGCGCGGTATGAGATTCTGAGAAACCTTTTCTGCGTTGCGGCGAGTCGCGGTAAGGATGAGGTCATCTTTGTAGAGCCTCCGAAAAAAGAGGACAGATTTGGGCTGGTCAGCGATAAGACCCTGATGACTCCCGTCAAGATGAATCAGGAGTTCAATACAAAGTTCGATATCTCTGAAATGTTCGATTTCAAGTTCGATGAGGATGTGGAGCACTGCTACCAGCTTATCAATACGACGCCGGTCTTCCATAAGGATGTACATGAAATCGAAATCAAGCATTCGGATGCGATGATTGATTTGGCTCCCTGCATCGGCATCTACCAGCAGGCGAACTTCTTCGATTATTACGATATCGACAGTGCGATTGCCTTCTACATGTACCTGCATAACGACAAGAAGGTAGCACTGCCTGCCAGCTGGAAATCCGTGGAGGAGAAGGTCCTGTTCCTGACGATGCTGATGACGAGTCAGGACCGGTATGTGAAGCAGGTTGAGTTGCCCTTTATTACGAGAGCGCAGGAAACCGACCTGAACAAGCGCTTGTCTATGGTGTTCACTCCCGACGAGTCCGTACAGGAACGTTGTGAGTTGACTGCCGTGGTAGATACCAAGGCGAAGAAGAAACTTGTTATCAGCGGCATGGCGGATGTCGTGAAGGACAACAAGGTCTATCTGCTGAAATTCGTATCTTCGCTCGCGCACAAGCATTTCCTGCAATGTGCCTGCTATATGCTGGCTACCGGGTTAAAGCAGGGTGTTGTCTGGAATATCCGCGATAACATGATGTATGAAATCGAGATTCCGGACCCTGACAAGTTCCTGGACGCGGTAATCACCTGTATCACGAAACAGGTCTTTGCCAAGGCAGAAAGCTATACGATTTCCAAGGACTATACGCAGGACCTCGATACCATCATCGAGCAAATCATGACCGATGATTCTCTGCCGGAATTCGATGTTGGCGGCAATGTCAAGGAAGAAAAGAAGACGGCTGATGAAGGTATCTCTATCATCCGCCGTGGTGAGCAGTATATCATTGTGGATGCCGCGAACCGTCAAATCATCGATAACAGTGCCATGAACGGCTACGATTCAATTCTCGCTGCCTGTGAGGATTATGTCCGGAAAAACAAGCAGCTGGCAGAGGAATCCATGTCCAAGAAGGAACTGCTCAGCGTTATTGAGGATTGGCTCGACAATCACAGGGATTTCGAAGCAGCTATGTCCAAGACCGAGGTGGATATCAAGCACCATATCGGAGAATATGCGAACTACGCTTCTCTTTCCACCTATGTTGTTCGTAAGATGCTCAAAGACCGTGGTCTTATCATCAATTTCAGCGAACGTCAGCTGTTGAAGGTCTGGAAGGAGCGGAAGAAGAAGGATACGAATACCGTGGAGAATACGCGGTACGAGACCCTTGCCTCTACGCTCGAATCCCTCGTTAAGGCAGGGGTCGATGTTCAGCTTGAAATGCCGGAAGAGGAGAAGGTTGCAAAGCCCGAACCGGACCCGGAAGAAGAAAAGCCTCAATTCGATAAGCGTATCCCCTATACCGTTATTCGTTCGTCCCGGCTCTCTAAGCCCAACGATGTGCGGTATATTGTCGTCAATCTGAACGACAAGGACCAAGTGCTGGACGATGCAAGCGGATACGGATACAAGTCGATTTCTGCCGCACAGAAGGGCTACGGATATAAATGCCGGAATCTCACCAAGTACGGTGAAATCAAGCACTCGTCAAAGCCCAAAACCAATATCCCGGTCTCGCAGAGCCGTCAGCTCTCGTTCGGGGATTTTTGAGAAGGAGGGACTATATGACCTACAGCGAAGCATTTCCTTTATGGGTAGCGGAGGTGTACCGGAACCATGGCTATGAGCCCGATAAGTGGTACGGGTCAGAGGTTGCAGAAACGCTGTACAATGAAGCCATGGCGACCTACAACGGTCCTCCCGCCACGATGCGGGACTATATAGAAGCTATCCCGTCTGCGGATGAATTCGCGTATTTGGACTATGCGATTGAACGGCTGCGCCGCGACAACATCAACCTGAATGCACTTTCCGATAAAGAACGCTGGGCTTTGATGGATAAAATCGTCGCAGAGTATCCGCAGTACAAGAACGCTCGCACATCCCGTGCCAGGCAGGTACAGCAGACCTCGATGCAGGCGGCGCTCGATGCCGAGCGTGATGTTCTCTTGCAGGCTGCATGGCGCAATGCGAGCCGGTACAGTGAGGCAGAGGATGCCACAAAGGATTTTGTAATCGAGTAAAGGGGGCAGTAAAAGAATGGTCAAAATTTACGGCTACAGTGACGATACCGTTTGTCTGGATAATTCCAAATACTTCGAGGATGAAATCGGGTGCTTTGATGTCGCCGGTGTCAGGCTCTATTTGGATGACGGAACAGTGCTTTTTGTCTGCTTCTCCTCCGGCGTCTGGCGCATTTTCATCGAGCAGGAAGGTTCCGCGCCGCACCGGCACAAGGTCTGTCAGAAAACGAGTGAGGACGACTACAGCGATGAGTTTTACACCGAAGCTGATGTTGTTCGGCATGAAATTGCATCGGCGAGAAACTGAAGGAAGGTGAGACCCATGAATTTCTCAAAAATTCGTATGATGTTCTTCGATTTCGACGATACCCTGCTCGTCCATTATCGTGAACAGAAACTCGACGCGACTGCTGATGCACACAGGGCACGGCTACTGCGGTATGAGGCTGAGAACCGGGGCGGGTACAGGGTATTCGACGAAATTGGGGAAGCCAATACGCTTGTCCAGCATTTCCTCGAAAGCTGCGACGGTATCCCGAAATACTGCATTACTCGCGTGCAGGACAGTATGACCCTGCCGTATAAAAAGCAGTGGCTTGAAATGCACTATCCGGGACAGTTCCTCGATGTCATCGGGACTGCCACCCCCGAACGGAAGACCTCCGTCATGAAACTTCTGACCCAAGCTGCCGGTCTGAATGCTGCACAGGCTCTGTATGTAGACGACTACTACGAAGCCCTCAATGAGGCGGCAAAGGAAGGGTTTACGGTCATGACGGTACAGGAACTCATGCTGCGGCAATATACTGCGGAGCAATGATAAAGCGCTAAGCCACGAACAAACTAAGGAGGACTACCATGAAAAAAATTCTGAAATTTCTTGCCGCTGCGGCATTTGCTATCGTTGTTTACCAGCTTGTATCGCTGCACCGCAAACGCCGTAAGATGGTAGAGATTGGTCAGCAGATTTTCCGGTGATACCTGATGGCGAAAACTCAGCTGACCCGCGATATTGAGGCCGCGCTTCATGCGTGGCATCCTTCCAGCTACGGCGGGTATCGGGTGGATTCGTTTCGTCAAGGGTTCGATGCCTTAGAAGTGCCGGTAGAATGCGGGTCTGTCAAATCCGGATTGGTCGATTTCGTCAGGGTTCAGGAATGCTTTACCTCCGAAACCAAATATGGGACCTGCAAACTGGCCTCGCTTATCGAAACGGATACGGGTGCTTCGCTTACCGCGATTCAGCAAAAAGCAAAAGAGGCAACCTGCGTCAAGGATATTTCGTCGATAGATTTTTGCAGGGAGCACTGTTCCGAGCGATGGTGCCACTTCCACAAGACGAATCATCTGTATACGCTCGATGCCGTCATCACTTGTGTGGAAATCAAGATTTCCGTGAGCGATTTTCACTCGGCACACGGGCACAATTTCGTTGGGCACTGCAACTACTATGCGATGCCCACTGAGTTGTACAAGAAGGTAAAAGGCGAGATACCAGAGGATATCGGCGTCTTGCTCTATTACGACGGCGAGAGCACATGCGGAATCCGAAAGGCGAAGGAATGTAAGTCGCACATTCTCTCGGAAAAAACACAAAAATGGCTGATTATGTCCGTTGCTAAAAGGCTGCCCCGGTTCGACAAGAACTGAGGGCAGCTTTTTTATATATTTTTTTGTTTAAGAAAGGACAAACTCAAATGCGGCGAACCAAAGCACTGATACTCGTTGCAACATTGGCTGTGCTGACCAGTGTTGCAGGCTGTTCATGGCAAGCGGAACCTCTGCCTGCCGAATCAGCACAATCCGAATCCTCTCTCAACACCTCTGAATCTGCGACGCAAGAAACAGCAGAAGAAGAACAGCAAATCTCGGACCTATCCGAAGTACCGGAATCAGGCCAGGAACCCGCTGCGTCTTTTGAACCGTCTCCTACACCGCAACCAGAACCGTCCCAGAGTCCGACATCTGAGCCTACACCGAGCCCGACTCCCTCGCCGACTCCAGAACCTGCGGCAGCAACCTCTGTCTGGGGTGATGTTGTACCTGCCGCCTGGGGTCAAGCCTACGGCACGATTACCTGTGACGCGATTGGCCTGAACGCTTCTCTTATCTGGGGCGATGACCAGAGTCTTTTGAATCAACGCGGCGGGGTATATCAGTATCCCGGTTCTTACCAAGTCGGTGTGACCGGAGGGCATCTGCTTTGCTCTCATAATGACAGCGTGTTTTCTCTGCTGCAATATGTCAGCATAGGGGATAACTTTGTTGTGGACACCGATTACGGCGAGTATGTGTATTCCGTCACGCTAGCAAAACCCGGCTATGTGTCCTCGGACGCGAGCACCGTGATTGCGGATGACGGCACTGTCCTCGTTAATTTCACAGACGGAATCGATAAACTTATCATGTATACCTGCTATCCGTTTGACTGCTATAGCCCGACGAATCAGCGATATGTGGTTCAGGCTGTTTTGCAAGCATGATTGGAGATGTAGTTTTAGGATGCAAAAAAGAAAAATCCGAAAATTCCTGCATTACACAGGAACTGTCTTTATTCCGCTCATCATTGCTATGATGGGCGTTTTGTTTTGGGTGAAAGTAATGAACGACATCGAATGGCTCCTTCTTTCCCCGAAGCATGTCGCGTTCGGCTGCGTTGCGAGCCTTGGTTTGGTTCTTTGCTGTATTTATGCGGACAGGATGCTGTGCCATGAGGTTTCGGATACGGTTTAAGTATTGCGGATTCTTGCGATACCGGTAAAATAGAATTGTACGATAGATACCAGATATCTTACAATTCACAATTTCGTTTTTAGCGGACTTATCCCTTTCGGGGGATGGGCCCGCTTTTTTTATTTTGAAAGGAGAACAAAACCCATGCAAACCAAACACGAATTTCTTCGGAGAACTGCAGCGGTAATTGCCGCGTTCTTCACACTGACATTCACAGGCTGCGGTCAGACACCGGAATCTCCAGGAAGCCTTCCTGTATCCGGGGTCGTCTCAGAAACTACCGCACAAAGCGGTCAGGAGACGGCTGGCGTATCGGAAGGCGGCAGCTTTACCATCCACTTTATCGATGTCGGGCAGGCAGATTCCGCCCTCGTTACCTGTGATGGGCACTCGATGCTCATTGACGGCGGCAATGCCGATGACTCGAACCTTGTATACTCAGTATTACAGCGCGAGACAGAGGGACACTTAGACTATATCGTAGGAACACACGCTCACGAAGACCACATCGGAGGTCTTTCTGGTGCTTTCGAGGCTGACACAGCCGATGTGACATTCTGTCCTGTGACAGAGTATGACAGCAAGGCATTCCGGAACTTTAAGGCTCGTGCGGACGAGAGAGGCGGTGGTATTACGGTTCCAGCAGTGGGGGATACATTCACCCTAGGGGAAGCCAACGTCACCGTTGTTGCCGTCAATTCCGTGCCCGAGGACACGAATAATACTTCCATCGTGATTCGCATTGTCTACGGCGATACATCCTTTCTGTTCACCGGTGATTCCGAGCAGGAAACGGAAGAGAAAATACTCGAATCCGGACAAGACATCAAATCCACCGTCTTAAAGGTCGGGCATCACGGGTCCAGTACCTCCACCTCTCAGGCATTTCTGGATGCCGTGAGCCCTACTTATGCGGTCATATCCTGCGGCAAGGACAACAGCTACGGACACCCGCACAGCGAGACCATTGCAAAGCTTGCCAGCGCGGGAGTAGAGGTGTTCAGAACGGACGAACTCGGTGATATTTACTGCACTTCTGACGGTTCGGAAGTCACCTTCTCGTATGGGGAGTACCATAAGGACATCGAAACCTCTAGCGCCGAGGTGGAAGAATCGCAGCAACCTGACACGGTAGCTGAGACCTATATCCTGAACACGAATTCTCTCAAGTTCCACCGCCCTGATTGCTCTTCTGCATCTCAGATAAGCGATGCAAACAGGGAGGAGTATACCGGCACAAGAGAGGAACTTATCGAGCAGGGATATACGCCTTGTGGATACTGCAAGCCATAAATATCCAATCAGCATCCAATCCATATAAGCCTATTTGAGTAGTACACGGAATGTCCCGCTCTGGACGACCCGGGTTCAGGAACGCGCCCTGGCCGACTCGGAAACGGCAAACTCCAATAAGGCTCTAAAACAATAGCAAGCATCAGTCGCTGCCTACACAAATGGGCAGCGATTTTTTCTTGCCAAAATGTGCGAACTGAATAGAATGGGTATTGTACGATAGATAACATCCCATATCGAAAGGGTTTTATGCCTTTCGTACAATTCACAATTTCGCTTAAAGGGCGGACTTCTCGTTTCTGAGAGGTCCGCCCTTTTTTGCGTCAAAACAAAAAAAGGAGTGTAAACACCAATGTTAAGAGTTTTTACAATCGTCGCCAATGAGGTCATTGGCTTATCCGCAACGGAATGCACACTGATGCAATTCAGCTACAATCCGGAGCAAATCCGTGACCCCGAAACGGTCCTGCGCAGTGCTGTCATGGACTATCTCAAGACGGACGAAGGCAAACGACAGCTGGAAATCAACTGTGGCTGCTGGAACTGGGGCGATGTCGATGACATTCCCGGCTCGTTCTTCTTGAACTATGGTCTGGCTAAAATTGCTCCGCCGGATGTGAATGTTGTCGTTGACCGCAACGAGAACTTCATGGACGACTACGAGGATTGCGCGGAAGAATAACAGAAAGGACATGAAAAAATGCGTATTTATGCCGCAAACAGCGTATTCATAGAAGTTACGCGCCGGTGCAATATGTGCTGTGCGCACTGCCTGCGCGGAGATGCCGAAAGCATCGATATTCAGGAAAAGTACATTGATGCTTTTCTCGACAGCTTTGAGAAGGGAGCTTATATCAGCTCTCTTACCTTTACCGGCGGCGAAATTTCTCTGAACATACCGGCAATTCGATACACCTTGAAGGCTGTCAAAGAGCGCGGTATCGCCGTTGGAAGCTTTTACATGGTCACCAACGGAAAAGCCGTCGATAAGATGGCTGACCTTGCTATGGCGAGTCTGGAGTGGTGGAATTATTGCGATGACAAGGATGACTATTCGTGTGGTCTTTGTATCAGCAGCGATGATTTCCATGAAGCAATCCCATATGAAAGTAAAAGTATCCTTAGTGGCTTGAAATATAACCGTAACGATAAGGTAACGGACTTTCATCGGGCTTGTTTACTGAACGAAGGGCGTGCTAAGAATCTCGATTCGAATATCTATAAGAAACGTGAGCCTTATATAGACAAGCTCGAATACGAATTCAGCAAAACCGGCGGCATCGACTTTTACAGCGGCGAGCTGTACTTGAACGCCATCGGCGATGTCGTTTCCGGCTGCGATTTATCCTACGAGTCGCAGAAGAAATATCGTTTTGGTAATGTAATGAACAAAAACTGGCTGGAGAACATTTCCAACAGCGAGTTGTGCATTGCAAGCTAAACCATATCACTTATACATTGCCACCGTTTTCCTACAGAAACGGTGGCTTTCTTAGAAAAGGAGACCTTAAATGGCTGAAATCAAAGACATGATTGCACAAATAGGTGCAATGTTGACTAAAAAGGAAGAAAAGCCTTTTTCCTACGAAGAACTTGCTGCAATGCTAAAAACCAGCCCTGATGCCCTCAAAACATTCGAGGACGCCTATAAGAAACAGGTGCTGGACAGCGGGACATTGGCCGAGAACCTCTTGCAGTGGAATACCGCTACCGTCAAGGCTATGCTCGACAAGAGGGTGCCGTTTACGCGGGACCTCGAAGCGCTTATCGACCGTATTGTAGGTGAGTTAACAGATGGTACTCGCCTGTACATCTACAACGAAAAACGCGGCGGATACTATGTGAACTATGCGGCATCTCGATACACTGTGACGGTAACGAACGATGACCTGAAAAAATACCCGGAAGAACTCAGACCTCAGCTGACAGGAAATCTTGCGAAGGTCGATATCTCGGAGCCATCGTATAAGATTCTGCTTCAGAATTACGCCGAGTACAAGGATGCACGCGATGACCGCATGAAGAAGTTCTACTACAACCAGTTCCGTCAGGGTCTTGATATTCTTGACCTCGACGACTTCACCTACCAGATGCTCGAAATGAATCCCAATACGATGGGATTCTGGCTTCCGCCGCTGGCAAAAGCGTTGTGCGGGAACAAGTTCTTCAGGATTCCTGATACCAAGATTTTGCGTGTTCCGCTGCCGATGCTGCAACTCACTCGCCTTGGCTTTGAAACCCTGAATCCGGTGACCAAGGAAATCGTGAACCGCTATTGCAAGCGGATATTCAAGTTGGATGAGCATGAGGACTACTTCATCAAAACAGGAACTTATTCTTCCAAGTATGAGTTCCGCAACGCTCATATCCATGACCCGAAGGAAATCAATGAGATGGGCGAGTATTTCCTGTTCCTGAACCATCTGACCTGTTCTATGGCTTCGCCGTTGAACAATACCTGCTTCTATGGTGCTAATACAACGAACGAGTGGGTGCTCAGGGAATATATCAAGGACAAGGAACACAACCCGACCATCTACAACGGTTTGCCGCTGCATACTGAGTACCGCGTATTCGTCGATTTCGACGCTGATGAGGTGCTGGGTATCAGTCCTTATTGGCGTGCCGATGTGATGAAGGGTAAGTTCAAGAATGCAAGTACGCCGCAGGAACGCCACGACTATGTCATCCATCAGATGCACGAGGATATCCTGCAGTCTCGATACGATGACAGTGCTCGGATGATTCTGGAGGAAATCAAGAAAATTCTTCCCGCTGTCGAACTGGTAGGACAGTGGAGCGTGGATGTGATGCGCAATGGTGATGATTATTACATCATCGACATGGCGCTCGCTGAGAACTCCGCTCTGAACGATTGCGTGCCACGGGAGAAACTTCGTGCCTACCCGCAGCAGTGGTTGCCAACGGCTCCGAACACCGAAAATTAAGAGAAGGGAGAGCCCCATGAATACCATTTCACCAGTATCCGTCCACAGGCCGGATAGCTGCCATAGATGGGGCATTGAATTTAATAGGGACCTCCCGTTCCGGGAGGCAGTTGCCACTGCGTTTGTCCGTACTATGTACGACGAAATGCAAATCCACGATAAGGGGGTTAGCTGGTTTCACCAGTGTGGCAGCAATCGGGAACAGGACGGAAACTACTACGGCTACCAATTTTTTGAGGTTTGGTCTGTGACCGATGAAAGCGATGCGAAACGCATGGCTGAAATCATTGCCAAGAAAATTGGTACAAATATTGAAAACGGAGGATGAATTATGGTAGCAATAAAAAACGTGAAATACTTGAACGAAGAAAGTATTTATCAATATTTTCACAATCCAAACGAAGCTTTTCTCGAAGGCTTTATTGTAGATGAAAACCCCCTTTTCTGCCATCGAAATTGCGAAAGTGGGGTATATATCAAGATTTTTAAGGTGCCGGTCAACAGTAGAGTTGACGAGATATATATGCAGGGATTTCGGTGGGAAGCGTGGAAAAACGGTTACAACACACCGCTTCCCAGTGATTACTCGAACAGTTTCAAAAAAGCCGGTTACAGCATTGACTCTACTCGGTTTTGGAGTTTACCAAGCTATCTCATCAGCGTGTGTCCAAAGCTTAAAGAAGAGCTGATAGATTATCATCAGCAATTCGAGCAGGCATACTGCAAGAAAATCATTGAAGAATTAAGCTTCTGTCATGCCTTAAGCGATGGCAAGGAAACGAATGAGCGGGCGGAACAATATGCTATTTATACCATGCTCGAAGGCAGACCGGTTCACTATAACTTTCTTCTTCTAAACGCGCAAAGTATTGTGCGTAATATCAATTATAAGAGCATTGTGAATTACATCATTGACGAGGATGGTTATCTTGGAGGTGCGATGGAAACGCTCAAGGATTATGTGCTAAGAAGTTTGACGCTTCAGGGAGCCTGGTATAGCAGACGAGCAAATGAATTTCCCAAAAGAGTTGCAGCAGCAAGAATGGCTGATAAAATGAGCCCCGCGTTTGTTTTCGATGATAATGAGTCACAACGCATTGCAAAAAGCGTGTCTGTATACTGCGCACGGACGCTTGACGCAAGAAAAAATATAACTATCGTAATCGGAAACGGCAACGGTGAGGGCATCACTGTCAAGATTTCTTGCAGCAGCTTTTTCTTCTATGAGCCGACCACAAAAGAGGTTTTCATCAATGTTGAATCCGCAGACGAAGAGGAGCGTGAAAAAATCAATCAATATGTAAAAGACAACAGTACCTCGGTCAGCGAGAATCTTGTTCCGCTAAAATTTTTGCAATCCATTGTTTCCTATGGTTGTGAAAAATGGAATCCTAATTATATCTAACAGCATTATAATTTTGTCGCTGCCTCTGCTGGGGGCAGCGACTTTTTTCTTGCCAAAACGTGCGAATGGCATAGAATAGGTATTGTACGATAGATAACATTCCATATCGAAAGGGTTTTATGCCTTTCGTACATTCACAATTTCGCTTGAAGGGCGGACTTCTCGATTCTGAGAGGCCCGCTCTTTTTGCGTCCAACACAAAAAGGAGCGTAATGACATGTTTGAAATTTGCAATGACAAGACCTATTTTCTGGCCGAAACGACCGCCAAGAACAAAACAATCGAAATCACCCTCGTGAAAGACAGCCACGGTGGTCTTCTGAATGAGCACGAGATTAAGCTTGACCTCTGCCGTGCAATCCTCGAATTGCAGCGTGGTGGCTATATCGTCACGAAGGTCCGTGCCCTTGACTACGACATCGAGAATGTCGTGGATGTGTTCCATCTGCCGGAGTTTGAGGAGGCTCGCGAAAACCCGATGCCCGATATTGTATCCGGCGTCATCACCTCGAACTTCGATTCCGGTGCATCGTTCCATCTGCCGTGCAAGGTGAACAAGAAAACCCGCGAGGTGTTTGCTGTGGAAGTTCCTGCACAGCCCTGCTACGATGACTCGTTCAAAAACGCAACCGTGAATGTCGATGGCGCAGACCACCGTCTGCTCAATCTCAACGACATCGTGAGCGAGTATGACAGCGATGACTACGACGGCGTTCTCGATGCTCTGTATCATGTTCAGGCAAAGAACGATTACTGGGAGAACGACGGCGAATCTCTGACGGACCTCATCCACAAATACCGCTGGTATATCCTGAAAGATGCCCTGATGCAGCGTGGCCGCGATGCCGTCACGGATTTCATCGGCACCGACATCAGCAGCAGCGAGTTCAGTCGTGTCCTCGATGAGACGGAAATGGTGATGCCGGACGAAACCTTCGAGAAATTCTGGGAAAAGTACATCTGACCAATACCAATGCGGTGGGGCAAGACACTCCACCGCCTTTTTTCGCAAAAATACGCAAACGAACCCACTGTCTAAATCAGACAAGAAGGAGAACCATATGAGCATTTCACCTAAAAACGAAGCATCTCAGAACAACACCGCCAAACGCCGCGACTATATCTCGTGGGACGAGTATTTCATGGGCATTGCGATGCTGTCCGCGATGCGCAGCAAAGACCCGAACAGTCAGGTGGGCGCATGTATCGTGCGCGACAATAAAATCCTGTCTCTGGGGTACAACGGTATGCCGATTGGCTGCGATGACGATATCATGCCTTGGGGCAGGGAAGGAAACGAACTCGAAACCAAGTACATGTATGTCTGCCACTCGGAGTTGAACGCTATCCTCAACGCCGGGAAAGACCTGCACGGGTCTACGATGTATGTCACGCTTTTCCCGTGCAACGAGTGTGCGAAAGCAATCATTCAGAGCGGGATAAAGCGTATCGTATATCTTGACGACAAGTACCGGGATGCGAACAACAATGTCGCTGCACGACACATGTTCAAGATTACCGGGGTAGAGACTAAGAAATACGAGCCCAGTGCCCGCAATGTCACCCTGAACTTGTAATCATCACAGCCGGTCTAAAGACCGCCACAAAAATAAGGAGTACAACAATGAAAATCTATCATACTGCGCTTGGCGTATGCGACACCTACGAGGTCGTAACGGAACCGCCTCTCGGCTATATCATTTGGAATATCGGCGATAATGCACCGGAAGGCTATCTCCCGTTCTGCAGACTCAAATTTATGCAGCCGTTTGAGGGCGGACGCGAAATTGACTCGGATACCCTGAAAGCCATGAAGTGTGACGGTGCAAGGGAAATCTTAGCCGCCACCGGACTGGGTGCCGAAACCTCCGCCGAGATGAAGAAGTTCATCAAGAAGCACGAACGCAACCCCCGCAAGAGTTGGGAGTGCAAAAGAATGCGTGCCGCTATCCCGTATCTTGAGAGAATCGGAATGTAATACCATCGAGCCGTCTCCGTCTTGGAGGCGGCTTTTTTGTTTATCGTCAGATTCCTGTGTCCGGTAATTTCTCTCTCAATGTTGCATAATCGTGCGAACCGGATACAATAGAAAACAACGAGAGAACGCAAAGAGGTGAGAACATTTTGGAACAGCTTGAAATAATCATTCCGGGCGGTCAGAAACTCTCCGTCCGTGATTTCGTTGAATGGGAGTACAACGGCGGTAAGGCAGATTTTCAGCCGGATGAACATTATCCTTTATGGGGGACTGTTCCTATTGAGGATAAGTTGCGATATATTGCAATCAGTGTGTTTGGTGATTTGGCGAGTTACGGAAAATACAACAACCGAATCGGCGTTACGGACGGTGAGTCGGAGCACTACTTCTACTTCACGGTTCAGGGCAAGGATGAAGATATTCTTCTCGCCTTGAATGTCATGCTGAATGTGATATATACGAGCGCAGAGGGAAAATGCCGCAAGGAAACCGGCACATCTTTCGCGGAACTGCCACTGATGCAGAGATTCGATGCCATCACCCGATACATCGAAGACGAGTTTGAGACCTGCCTTATGATGCTTTCGGACATCCCGCACATGCAGTGGACCTAAATTCGCAAAAAGTTGTTGCACATTCGTGCGAATTGGGTAAAATGAAGACTGTAAGGTGAATCAGTGGGTGAGTTTTTTGCCCGCGTTACGCGAAAAAAGTGAATACTGAATACAAGAAGCAAGTTCTTTCGGGAGCTTGCTTCTTTTATTATGGGAGGTTTCTATGACGCATAAGAAGTTGCTGGAACGCAATCGAAAAATTACCGATGCACTGCAAAATGGCGCAAAGGTCACGGACCTCGCGCAGGAGCACGGACTCAGCCCGCAAACCGTCTACCATATCGCACAGGCGGAGATGGAGAAGCGGCGGAAAGTGACTTTCACAGAGTGGAAGGATAACCGCAACGACGAGATTCGCAACCAGTATCAGGAAGGCATTTCAGCCGAAGAACTGGCAAAAGCTTTTAACCTTAACCGCGCCACGATTTTTCGTATTCTGAAAGAAGGCGGGGACTCCTACCACCGGCACCTCGACACGAAAATCGAGACCTCTACTTTGCGCCGCATTAAAGATTTCAAGCAGGGGTTTGTGGACTACGCGAAGAAGAACCCCAACACGCCGGTCGAGAACCTTGCTCGGGAATACGGTATCAGTCCCTCTTCCGGATTCAAGTATCTTCATGAGGCCGGTATCTATCGCGGCAAGGGACGCAAAAAGAAGGCAGCAAAGCCTAAGAGGTGAACCAGTATGAGGAAAAGGAAAGCAACCCGCAGCGAAATCATCGAGCGAAACAGGAAGATTGTCAAAGACTATGAGGACGGGCTATCGTTTGAGCAGCTGTCCGAGAAATACGGGCTTTGCGTCAGGACCTGCTATCGCGCTCTCGATGAAGAACAACAAGCGCAGCGCATTGCGGAAGAACAGGACCATGCCAATCTGGTCGATAAAATCGTGGCGGAGTATCAGAAAAATACGCGTGTCCGCGACATTGCCGAAAAGTACGGTGTTTCCATTGGGTATTGCAGTGCCATTGCTGTTCAGGCCGGAATCAGCAACAAAGAACTCAGTCACCGTCGCATCACCCGCCGTCAACAAAAACGCAACGATGAAATCTTCGAGAAATACCAAAACGGCATCGACGCCAAAGACCTCGCTAAGGCATACCATTATTCCTTGCCGGGTATTTACAGTATCATCCGGCGCGTTAGAAAACAGAAATGTAAAAGAGACTAAGTCCCCTGCATGATGTTGCAGGGGTCTTTTTTTATGAGGGAGGCAAATCTAGTGAACGATAACGAACGGACATTGCTTCGGTATGTGGTGGAAGGGGATATTCGGAAATCTCAGCAGCAGGCGAAAATCGTGTTGGAGGGGCTTACTACTGTCAAGGACAAAGCGTTCAAGGAAACCTGTCTGCGAACACTTGCAAGTAAAAGTCCTACGCTAATCGAACTGCCATATAACCTGCAGGGGCTTTTGGTAGCGGAAGATTTGAGTGCTTTCCGAGAAGACCGGTTCCTCATCCGAGACGACGAGAAAGCGGTCATAGAAAAGATGTGCAAGACGCGCCGTGCTGCGCTGCGGTTGCAGGAGATGGGGATTCACTATACGAGTTCTCTTTTACTCATGGGCGAGCCGGGAACCGGAAAGACTGAATTGGCGCGGTATATCGCTTATACGACGAACCTTCCTTTCGTGTACACGAATTTCTCCGGTATGGTGAATTCCGCTCTGGGTAAAACACAGAAAAATATCGGTATGGTATTCGACTATGCAAGAAAAAGTCCGTGCGTGCTCTGCCTCGATGAGATTGACGCTATCGGGACACGGCGCGGCGGCAAGGACGATGTTGCGGAAATGAACCGTGTGACGATTGCCCTGATGCAGGAGCTTGACCGACTCGGCAACGACATCATCCTTGTCGGGACCACGAACCGTCCCGATACGCTGGACGATGCTCTGCTCCGGCGCTTCACCTTTGGGCATACGGTAAGACCTCTGTGCCGGGACGATGCGCGTACCCTCGCAAGGATGTTCTTTGCATCAGTAGGGTATTCGGCATCCGATGTGGAAATTGAATCGCTGCTCGATGACACTTCACAGTATTATACCGCAAGCAAAATCACGAATCTTTGCATCGACCATATCATCGATTGGATTGCAAGTCAGGAGGATACACCATGCATCGGAAAAGTTTGACCGGAGAAGCAAAGCTGAACCGCGATAAGGCAATGCTGAACGATTATATCGCCGGTATGCACATCGCGGAATTGGCTGAGAAATACGGTATCGGCTGCACGAATGTTAAGAAATCCCTTGAAGTGTTAGAGGGTTTTGATGCTGTGCGCCGCAATGACCGCAAAAGCCCGAATCGGAAACCCAACAATCAGAAACGATTGTCGAAAGCCGACATGGAGCAGCGGAATATTGAGATTGCGCAAGACTACAAAAACGGGGCCTGGACCTTTGAAATCGCTGAGAAATACAATCTCTCTGGACAACAGGTCTATCATATCCTGCGCAGAAGTCCTGATTATACCCCGCACAAAGAAAATATCGGGTCAGCTGTGCAGTTCAAGAAACGCAAACGCAATGCTGAAATCGTTGCGGATGTCAGGGCAAATCCGTACATGACTGTCGGAGAAATCATGGACAAGTATGGGTTATCGGAATCCACCACCTATCAGGTATTTCGAGAAACTGGGCATCCGATTTCTGGTGGTCTTGTCCGTTTCGGCCCTGAACCGCCTATGAACATTCCGGAATTCAAGCACAGCCCGAAAGTATTGGGGCTGCGGCGTGAAGCCTTGGAAGACACCAAGACCCCGGAGGAAATCGAAGTGCGGAACAACGATATCCTGAGAGACTACAAAGCGGGTGTCAAGGTAGAGAATATCGCAGTACGGTACAATGTCACGCCGCGATTCATTGCGGGGCTTATACAGAAACACCGGGCACATCACCCCCTCTACCGCAAGAACCTGCGCGGCAACGCTAAAATGAAGAAGAAGCTGCCGGAAGAAGTCTGCGAAGGGATTGCAGTAGAATACCAGAACGGGAAAAGCGTCTCCGACATTGCTAAAGACCATAAGATTGCCGTGGGTCAGACCTATAAGATTCTGCATGACTACGGAAAGCTTTCTGAATCGCTGACAGAAGCCGAAACTCGTAAAGCCACGCAAAGTCGTTCTCCTATCACGGATCTGT